CAAAACACATTGTATATGGAGCAACTATCGTTCAAGTTCGTTATAAAGATATGTCGAACTTAGATACAACAAGCACAACCGCTGTAGAATGGGACAACATTACCATGACACCAGAATATTCGGATTCAATCATGGAAGTTCGTATGAGTGGAACTATGTCACATCAATCAGATAGTTCTGCACCTAACCAGGGTGTATATGATAGTCCTCGAGTAAATATGTTGTTAGAGATTAATGGAACCACAGAATATACAGTAAATGATGCCGCTTCTGTTGCATCCTTTGATAGGTCATATAGTAGCGCCGCTGGTCGTAGAGAAGGTAAATCTGTAAACATGTATCATAGACATCTACCTGGAACTACAAACTTGCAAACTGCTACTGTTAAATGTAGTAGAAATAATAATAATGCTGGCGGAAACTTAGAATGTAGAGGTGGGTTTTTAATGACGAAAGAAGTTGCTGGTGGTATCACACTTGGTACACCAGGTAATGCTTATGTGAACTAAGAGAGTGTAGTATGGCACTGAAAAAGGTGAAAAAGACCGTTGTATATGGAACAGTCTTAGTTGCACATTATGGAGCAGACTTAACAGATAGAACTACTTCAAGTTCATCTTTTGTAACATGGGGTGATGCAAGTGACATTGATATTCAGTTTGATGATAGTTATTTAGAGATAATGCTAACTGGTAGTGCTAGAATAACTGCAAATATGCCAGCAGGAACTGGTTATGGTAAAGTAAGATTTAATATAAACGGACAAGAAGAATATATAATGAATGATGTAATAGGGGGTTATCAACAGAGAAGTGGAAGTCATACTCATCAGAACCAACAGTTTGGTGAAAACAATGGTCGACAAAACTTTCGGATATACGGTCAAGGATCAACAATTTACATGAACCATATGCATCGACCAGGATTGAATAGACAGACTGTACAGTGTGAAGTTGCAACTTCAAATGGTATTACAGTAGAATTTGCAGAAGGATTCATCACTTTAACTGAACTCGCAGGTGAAGGATATAATCTTACATAAATAGGATATAGAAAAAGGGTTTTAGAAATGGCACTAACTAAAGTAACAAAACATATTGTGTATGGATCCGTTCTTGTAGCACACTACGGAGCAGATATGGCGGATAAGTCGCAAACATCATCGACTTATGGTCAGTGGGGTTCAGATGTGACGATGACACCACAGTATACTGATAGTCATCTAGAAATAGTATGTACTGGTTCAGCATATCAAACTGCAACTGGCATCACCAATGGTTATCACGCAGGCGCCGCAAAATTTGTTGTGAATGGTAGCGATGAATATTTCTATAGAGGTATTATTGGTAACAACCCGAACAGAAGTGGTGGTCATAATCATCAAAATCAACAGTTTGGTGAAAACAATGGTAGACAAAACTGGAGACACTATGGGTTTAGTTCAGCGATTTATATGAACCATCTTCATGCTCCGGGAACAACAAATGCACAAGCAGTCGGAGTTTATGTAGCGGTTGAAAACGATGGTCCGTCTATCACTTTTGCTGAAGGATTTTTAACTCTCAGCGAAATTGCTGGCGACCATTATAACTTGACATAAGAGAGGAAAAAAATGGCACTAACTAGAGTAACAAAACACATTGTACATGGATCACTCTTAGTCCAGTTTAAGTATACTGAAAATGCTGGAGACTTTGATTTAACTACATCACAAACTACATATACAGAAATTAACGGCAAGAATATTCTTATGACACCTCAATATGCGGATTCGATTATTGAGAACCAAGCAAGTATGACATCTAGAGATATTAGTAATTCTGATAATATTGGTGATGTATTTTCTGCGGCATTATTTGTTAATGGGACAAATGAGTACGAACAGTCAGATGTTCGTGGTGTAGGTCCATACGGAAACCAACATTCACACACAGGTGGTAGAAACGATAGAACAGCACCAACAAGAAGACATGGTCATGTTAGAAATTTCACTGCCGCTATGGGTCTTAGTCATGCATATACACCAGCATCTACAAATCAATTAGATATGGATGTTCGTGTGAAGAACAGTACAACAAGAAATATTCGAATTCGTGATTTCTTCTTCTTAGCAAAGGAAATTTCTATTGGTTTAGCATCTTCTGGTGGCCAGTAGAATAAGTTTTCTACGAGGGTTATCATGGCGTTACAAAAAATTACAAAAAGAGCGGTAAAAGGTTCACTTTTAATTCAATATAAATTTGTTGAGAATGAAGGTGCGTGGACTCATAGTTCAACTTCAAATTCATATGCTATTGTTGGTAATAAGACTTTAGATATCACTCCTCAATATCCAAATAGTGTTCTAGAAACAAATGCATCCTTTACAATAGGCGACAGTAGTAGTACAGATAACTCAAGTGATAGATACTCTGCGGCATTATATGCAAACGGAATTCTAGAATATGTACAATCTGGATATAACGGATTACATCCATATGGTAATGAATATTCACATACTGGTGGTAGAAACGACAGACTTGCACCGACAAGAAGATTGGGTCACTCTAGAAACATGAGAAGTGCAGTTGGTCTCAATCATGCTTTTATACCTCAATCAACAAATAAAGTAACATTTGATGTAAGAGTTAAGAACGACAACAATGATAGAGATTTTATAGTAAATGATTTTTACATGATTTGTAAAGAAATTGCTTTATCAGAATATGGAGTACAATCAGGTTCAGTAGAGTTTGATGGTGTTTAATTATAAATAGATATAAATATAGATGTTATCTAACAGAATTTTAACAGGAGTTTGAAAATGGCAGACGATTTAGTAACCGCAGTTAAAAAAACTGCTGGACCGCAATCAGTAGACGAACTGATTAGAAAAGGTCCTCCTACTAGAGATGAAATCGAAGCGATTATGGAAAAAGGTGCTTTGGGATTGGTTGCAACTGATGAAGAACAAGCAATTCTTACAGAGTATCATTCTAGAATTCGTAGAGCAGATAATCTCTCAGTTATTTTGGGTATTCTTTATCCAACTTGCGAATGGTCACTTAATACAGTACCAGGAGCAGAATGGGAAGTAGCGGCAAGTGGACTACATCCTGGTGCTGTTGAAGCACTAGAATGGGATGAAGATAATCCACTACCTAAACCAACATTCGCAGAATTAAAAAAGTTGCGCCCTTATGTTCAAGATATTCTTGACCAGCAATCATATCTAGATTTGAGAGCGGCAAACTATCCAAGAGAAGATGCAATGACTAGAGCATTGTGGGAGTATATTATCGAAGGTAATAGAGAAGGTGTTGATGCGTTGCAAGCAAGAAGACTTGCTGTTAAGAAGCGTTTCCCTAAACCTGAAAACAAACATTGGATGGTACAATCAGAAGAATATATGAGAATTTATCCTAATTCTCCAGAAGATATTCTTAGAGATATTGACGAAGAGCAAGCAAAGAAAATTGCATTCTCACCACATCTTGAAGCGGCAGATGCATTACCATTGTCTACAAAACTTTCACTTGAAGAAAGAATTTCTAAAGTGATGGATGCTAGAGGTAATACAGTTGAAGACACTCTGGACCACAAAGTCTATCTATCAGATGTCGATGCAAAGCAAGCAGAACTTGATGCCGCCGCAGAAGCAGAAGAGAGTTCTTCAACAGATACTTCATCAGAAGAAAGCACAGGGTAAGGGAGGATTAGAATATGCCAATTAAAAACGGAAGACTAATCCTACAAAGAGAAGTATCAGACTTTTCAGAACGATTTACTGTCGACCCTAACAATCTCTTATCTGTTGGTACTTTTGTTCGTGCCGCAACTACAGGTTCTTATGAAATTGAAGTTACAACAGGTTCAACAGACAATAAAGCAATTGGTGTTATCTATTCTTTAGATAGAACTAATAATCCATATGTTGCTTTGTCTGGTAGATGCATCGTAAAAGTTAGAGGAACTGTAGCAAAAGGTGATACTCTAGTACTATCATCATATAAAGGAATGCTAGTTACAGATAACGCCGCCGCATTTGAAAATGTAAAAGCATTGGCACTGACCACAAACTCCGCACAGCATGGCGAAGTGGAGTGTGTTCTAGCATAACAATAAAAAAGTCATAATTTCAAACTCTATTTTCTCCAAGGTATAAATACTAATAACAGATACCTTGGAGATTTTTTATGGCGAACCCAACAAGCAGAAGCACGTTACAAGAGTATGCTCTCCGTCGTCTAGGTAAAGGTGTTATTGATATTAACGTATCAACTGACCAGATTGACGATAGAACTGACGAAGCATTACAGTTCTTTCAAGAATATCATTTTGACGGTGTAGAGAAAACATATCTCAAGCACAAAGTAACTGCGACAACATTAACAGTTTCAAACTCCTCACAATTTACAGTTGGTGAGAAGATTACCGGTGGCACTTCTAGTGCTACTGCAAAGATTTTTGACGCTCCAACATCAACAACTATTCGTGTATTTAATGAACTAGGTGATTTTCAAGCAAATGAAACAATCACAGGTTCCGCAAGTTCTGCATCACAAACAGTATCAGCAATCTCAGCAGGAGATATTAAAAATGGTTACGTTACTATCACTGACAATATTATAGGTGTTGTGCAAGTATTCCCATTTTCTAATAGAACAAACTTAGATATGTTTGATGTTCGTTATCAGTTGAGACTGAATGAAATATTTGATTTAGCAAATACTTCAGTTATGTATTATGGCATGGTTCAAAAACACTTATCGTTAATTGAAGAGATGTTGGTTGGAGAAAAACCTATTAGGTTTAATCGTCACTCAGATAGAATTCACATCGATATGGACTGGAATGAAGATATACAAGCAGATGAATATCTTGTATTTGAAGTGTATCGTATTCTAGACCCTAGCACATATGCTGATGTGTACAACGACATGTTTCTAAAAAGATATCTAACTGCTTTACTTAAAGAACAATGGGGACAAAACTTGAGCAAATTTGCTGGAGTACAAATGCCTGGTGGTGTTACACTTGACGGACCTAGAATTTTACAAGAAGCAAGAGAAGAAATACAAAAGATTGAAGAAGAGATGTCTTTGAGATATGAATTACCAGTAAACATGATGGTAGGATGATTACATGGCACTTAACCCTTTTTTCGACCAAGGCGGTGGATTAGATAGTACAGGTTTTAGTTTAGAACAACAACTAATCGAAAATCTTTATACAGAAGCGATTAAGATTTATGGATTTGATGTTTTCTATATTCCTAGAACTCTTGTAAACGTAGACAAAATCTTTGAAGAAGATGAATTGTCTAAGTTCACCTCATCACATTCTATTGAGATGTATCTTCAAAGCGTAGATGGTTTTGAGGGTGAGGGTGATTTCTTATCTAAGTTTGGTGTTGAGATACGAGACAGAGCAAGTTTTGTTGTAGTAAAATCTCGTTGGTCGTCTGCAGTTGATGATAACGCATCATTGATTGTTGAAGGTAGACCAAACGAAGGTGATTTAATTTACTTTCCTCTAACAAAAGGTTTATTCGAAATTACGTTTGTTGAGCATGAAAATATATTCTATCAAGCAAACAACATATACACATATAGATTAGATGTTGAAAGATTTGTATACAGTCAAGAAAAACTCAGTACAGGTATTACTGCAGTTGATGCACTTGAAACTTCACGTTCAACAGATATGTTTAACTATGAACTCACACTTGAAGATAATTCAGGTTCATTATTGCTTGAGAACGGATTCAAACTAATCAAAGAAGACTATAAGTTATCAACAACTACAACTCCAACAACTATTACACAAAGCGCAGAACCTCTTGCGAGAAACTTTGACTTTGGTCTAAATGCTGATGATATTATAGATTTCAGTGAAGGCAACCCATTTGGTGAGGTACAGAGATAATGTTAGGACAAAATCACTTTTATCACGAAACAATTAGAAGAAGTGTTATTGCGTTTGGTAGCGTTTTTAACGATATTCATGTAAGAAGAAAAGATGGTACAGGTACAGCAATACAATCTTTGAAAGTACCTCTTGCGTATGGTCCTAAGCAAAAGTTTCTTGCTAGACTTTATGAGAACCCTAATCTTACAAATATAAATCAACTCACTCTACCAAGAATGGGTTTTGAGATATCTGGATTTCAGTATGATGGTCAGCGTAAAGTCAATAAGATGAATGTGCGTAAGACTGTTGGTGCTACAAGCACAGAAATTAAAAGACAATTTCAATCTGTACCATATAATCTCAATTTTAGTCTTTTTATCATGGCGAAAAATCAAGAAGATGCACTACAAATAGTTGAACAAATATTGCCGTTTTTTACACCAGCATATACACTAACTATAAACGCAGTTCCAGAGATGGGTATCAAAGATGACTTTCCTCTGATATTAGAAGGTCTAACATATGAAGATGATTATGAGGGTGATTTTGCCACTCGTAGAAGTATCATATATACTATGACGTTTACAGTTAAAATGAATTTTTATGGACCAGTGAAGGAGCAAGGTATTATCAAGACGGTGCAAGCAGATGCATTCTTAGAAAATAATGCATTGACAATTGGTACATCAACAGGACCTACATCAAGATTAACAACTACACCTGATCCTACTTCAGCAGATGCAAATGATGATTTTGGATTCACAGAAGTATGGACTGACTTTCCGGGGAATACATAATGGCAACTAAAACAATTCTAAACACAACAGACACAAGAGCAACATTCGCAGTATCAGGAGATTTTACTCCAGGTTCGGTTGACTTTGATATAGATGTAGATACACTTGGTAGAGATGAAACTGCAACAAATGTTGAGTGTATCATTCTGCAAATTGATTATGATAATAATGTAGGCGATTTACAAATTTTTCGTGTAACTGAACCAAATCTAACACCAGTGTTTACTTTTACTGGTGCAGGAGTAGGTTCAATTATTAATACAGGACAACTTGGTTTATCTGCAGAACCAGACAAAGATTTACGAGTGTTCATTGAAGATGGAACTGTGACGATTACTTTGAAAAAGGTAAGCGGTTTCACACAATTGTAGGTGTGATATGGGTATAGATGATAAATTAAATCGAGTGTTTGATATAGCAGAACAGTTGCCTACTTCAGTAACACCATCTGACCATTTACCAGCACCTGACCCTAACAAAGCAGATGCAGATGCAGACTATGAGATTGCTAGACAAAACTTTCATATGCTTATTGAGAAAGGTAATACAGCAATCGAAGGTATTCTTCAATTAGCAAGAGAAGCAGAAAATCCTCGTTCATATGAAGTAGCAGGTCAATTAATTAAAACAGTTAGTGATGTAACTCAAGATTTGATGAGATTGCAGAAGAATATGAAAGAGTTAAATAAAGTAGACGAAAAAGCACCTCAAAACGTAACAAACGCATTGTTCGTTGGTTCAACTGCAGAATTACAAAAGTTGATTAAAGGTGAGAAAGAAGAAAAGGTAATCGACCATGAGTGATTTTGATTTTGGTTTCACCGCTGTTGATGAGAATGAATTAGAAGCAGTACAACAACTAGCACAGACTGCATCATCTACATCAGAAGAAGTGACTAAACTACAAGCAAAAGTAAAAAAGTTACATGAAGCAGTAACACCTTTACTTAATAACTTAAAAGCAAACCCAGAGAAAGATTACATCTACTGGCCTAATCGTACATTAAAGATTGACCAGTTTGAAGTAGTATTACAGAAAATTGTAAATGAGTGATAATTATTTAGGAAACCCTAATCTTAAAAAGACTAATGTTCAGCAAGAGTTCACTGCAGAGCAAATCGAAGAGTATGTAAAGTGTTCTAAAGACCCATCATACTTCATCGAAAAGTATGTTAAGATTATTAATCTTGATGAAGGTTTTGTGCCATTTGAGATGTATCCATTTCAAAAGAAGATGGTCAAGACGTTTCACAAGAACAGGTTTTCTATATGTAAAATACCTAGACAGTCAGGTAAGTCAACTACAGTTTGTTCATACATTCTATGGTATGCATTGTTCAACCCTACAGTGAACTGTGCTATTCTTGCAAACAAAGGCGCACTTGCTAGAGACTTGCTTGCAAAAATACATATGTCTTACGAAGCATTGCCACCTTGGTTGCAACAAGGTATTAAAGAATGGAACAAAGGTTCTATTGTACTAGAGAATGATAGTAAAATTATCGCATCATCAACATCATCTAGTGCAGTTAGAGGTGGTTCTTATAACTTAGTTTTTCTAGATGAATTTGCATTCGTTCCATTTAATCTAGCAGAAGACTTTTTTAGGTCAGTATATCCTACTATCACTTCTGGTAAAAATACAAAAGTTATGGTAGTATCAACACCTAATGGTATGAACCACTTTTATAAAATGTGGGTAGATGCAGAAGAAAAGAGAAGCAACTATGCTACAATAGAAGTTGAATGGAATGATATACCGGGACGAGGTATACGTTTCAAAGAAGAGACTATTAAGAATACATCACAAGAACAGTGGGAACAAGAGTTTGAATGTCAGTTCTTAGGATCAAGCAATACACTTATTAATCCTAATGCTTTGCGTAATATGGCATATAAACATCCTGAATATGATAAAGAGGGTGTAACAGTATTTGAGAAAGCACAAGAAGGTAGAACATATGTCTGCACAGTTGATGTCTCAAGGGGCGTAGGAATCGACTACAGCGCATTTGTGATATTAGATGTTACAAAGATGCCTTTCAAAGTTGTATGTAAGTATCGCTCTAATGATATATCACCTTTGATGTATCCCACAATAATTAATCGTATGGCATCTCATTATAATGATGCATACATACTTGTTGAGATAAACGACATAGGTCAACAAGTCGCCGATATTCTAAATAGTGAGATAGAATATGAAAACTTATTGTCTACCACATGGAAAGGTAGAGCAGGACAAGTTTTAGGAGGAGGTTTTGGTGGTGGCACCACACTAGGTGCTAGAACTACAGGTCAACTGAAAAGATTGGGTTGTAGTAATCTAAAAAATCTCATAGAAGAGAACAAGTTGATAATTCAAGATTTCGATATTATCAACGAACTATCTACTTTTGTAGCAAGAAAAGGTTCTTACGAAGCAGAAGAAGGTAGTCATGATGATTTAGCAATGTGCTTGGTGATGTTTGCATGGTTAAGTGGACAACCGTATTTCAAAGAATTAACAGAAAATGACATACGAGAGAAACTTTATAAAGAAAAAATGCAAGCAATAGAAGATGAATTATTACCATTTGGATTTATTAGTGGGGATACAAACGATGTCGAATCCTTCACTGATGCAGATGGTGACAGATGGGTCGTAGTAGAAGACAGAAGTTGGTAAACTTATAAATATTCAATGTAAATGACTAAGACCTTTGAATTAAAAATACGGGAGTAAATAAAATGGCATTTCAAATTTCACCAGGCGTTCTAGTTCGTGAAGTGGACTTGACACAGGTTGTGCCAGCAGTAGCAACCTCTCCAGGTGCCTTTGCAGGTAATTTTCAGACAGGACCTGTTGACGTAGTAACTAATGTATCATCAGAAAATGAATTGGTTTCCGTTTTCGGTGAACCGAATGCTGATACATATGAAGATTTCTTCTCTGCGGCAAACTTCTTGTCTTATGGTTCTAACCTTCAAGTAATTAGAGCAGATAAAGCAGGACTTCTGAATGCGGCACAAGACGGTTCAGGATTCAAAATTAAAAATGATGACCACTATGACACATTGGGTGCTAGTGCAATCGCCGCAGGAGTTGGCGATTGGGCGGCAAAATCACCAGGTACATTAGGTAATTCATTAAGAATTTCACTTTGTATGAATGCAAACTCATACAGTCAATCAGCAGTAACTAATACTACAGCAAATAACTCTGCAGGTGCTACATCTGTTACAGTTACCGCTGCCACTAACATTGCTGTTGGTGACTTAATTGTATTTGCTAATCATGCAACAGAATACGAAGTAACAGGAATATCAACAAACACACTAACTATCAGAGAAAAAGGTAAGACTACTGGTCTAACCTCTGCAGTTGATGGAAGTGGCACAGCAGTTGATGTAACTGTAAAATGGTTCTATCATGCTGAATTTGATTCAGCACCGGGAACTTCTGCACAAGCAACTGCAAGAGGCGGTTCAGGTGATGAAGTTCACGTTATTGTTGTCGATGAAGATGGCGATATCAGTGGTACAGCAAACACAGTACTTGAGAAGTTTTCAAATCTTTCAGTAGCATCAGATGCGAAAAAAGCAGATGGTACTATAAACTTCTACAAAGACCACATTAACGAGTATTCAACATATATCTATTGGGGTGACCATCATGGTGACTTAGATGCAGATGTAGGTAATTCATCAACAGGTCTTCTAAGTAACGGATTTTCACACACAGGCAGAAAACCACAATATGTATCACTAGCAGGTGGTTCAAATGGTGCCGCTGTATCAGCAGGCGAAAGACAAACAGCATATGCAGAATTTGCAAATGATGAGAAATACGATATCTCACTGATTGTTATGGGTCCTGCAGATGGAGCAACTGCTAAGTATGTTGTAGATAACGTAGCAGAAATAAGAAAAGACTGTATGGTATTCTTGTCACCTGAACTTGCTGACGCACAGGCGACAACTGCCGCTACAGATATTGTAGACTTTAGAGATGCTTCAGCAAACATCAACTCTTCATTTGCAGTAATGGACAGTGGTTGGAAGTATCAGTATGACAGATACAATGATGTATATCGTTGGATTCCACTCAATGCTGATGTTGCTGGATGTTGTGTAAGAACAGACTTAGTTGCTGATCCATTCTTCTCACCTGCTGGATTTAACAGAGGGCAGATTAAGAATGCAGTAAAAGTAGCGTTCTCACCGAACAAAGCAGATAGAGACACTCTCTATAGAAGTCAAGTAAACCCAGTTGTAGCATTCCCTGGACAAGGAATTACACTCTTTGGTGATAAAACTATGCTGACTGCACCAAGTGCATTCGATAGAATTAATGTTCGTAGATTGTTCATTGTTCTTGAGAAAGCAATTGCAACAGCGGCGAAGTTTCAGTTGTTTGAATTTAACGACACATTCACCAGAGCAAACTTCAGAAATCTTGTAGAACCTTTCTTGAGAGACATTCAAGGTCGTAGAGGTATCTTTGATTTCAAAGTTGTGTGTGACGAAACGAATAACACCGCCGCTGTAATTGATGCAAATGAATTTAGAGCAGATATCTTTGTGAAACCTGCAAGGTCAATCAACTTTATCACTTTAACATTCGTTGCAACAAGAACTGGAATCAGTTTCGAAGAGACTGGTGTATAAGGGATAAATAAAGGTAAATAGGAGCATAACAAATGGCAACAATTTCAGACTTTAAGTCCCGTATGATTGGTGGGGGTGCGAGAGCAAACCAGTTTAAGTGTACACTGACGTTTCCTGAGTATGTCTCAGGTGCAGTAGCAGGTGTAGCAGGCAGAGACAGTGAGTTTCTATGCCGAGGCGCCGCACTACCTGGTTCAACAATCGGTAACACTCCAGTCAACTATAGGGGTCGTGTAGTAAACTTTGGCGGTGAAAGAACTTTCACTCCATGGACCGTAACTGTCTATAATGACACTTCTTTTGCAATTCGTGACGCATTAGAAATCTGGCAGAATGGTATCAACAACGTAGTCACAAACAGAGGTAGAGTGTTTCCTGCAGAATATCTCGTTGACTTGAGAGTTGACCATCTTGACAGAAATGATGATGTTCTAAAGTCATACATAATCAGAGATGCATATCCAACCAATATTGGTGAGATTGCTCTAGACTTTGGAACAAACGATGCAATTGCAGAGTTTACATGTGAATTTACTTACCAGTTCTTTGAAAGTGTTGGTGGTCGTTTCGGCGGTAATGTGACCGCAGATACAACTGCTTAATTCTTTCTGAAGTTCGTGGTATAATGATTAGGTGGAGAAAATATGGCAGTAAAACTTTTCGGATTTGAAATCAGTCGTGCTGGAGAAGAGAAGAATTTAAGCAAGCAGGATATAATTCTTCCTTCACCAGATGATGGTGTCGCTACCGTCTCTGGTGGCGCATTTGGTACTTTCGTCAATCAGGATTATAAAGCAAAAAGCGAATACGACTTAATTAAGAAGTATCGTGAGATTTCTATGCATCCAGAATGCGAAGCGGCAATTGATGATATCATCAATGAAGCAATCGTGTCTGACGATGATAGACAAGTATCTATAACTCTAGATGATGTTCAGGTTTCAAGTTCAATCAAAAAGAAGATAAATGAAGAGTTTAAGGAAGTTCTAAGAATGCTTGACTTTAACAAGCGTTCTCATGAACTATTTAAGCGTTGGTATATTGATGGTCGTCTATACTTTCATAAAGTTGTAGATACCAAAAATCAAAAAGACGGTATACAAAAATTAAGAATTATTGACCCACGCTCAATAAAATTTGTTCGTGAAGTTCAGAAAGATGAACAACAAGAGATATCTAAAGGTATCGGTGGTATTAAAAAAATAAAAGAATACTTCCTGTATACTGAAGGTCAAGTCATGGGTAATATCTCACAGATGAAACAATCATCTGCAGTAGCACTAACTAAAGATAGTGTTTGCTATGTACCATCTGGACAAACTGATTTGAACAATAATATGGTTGTAGGTTATTTGCACAAAGCAATCAAACCAGTCAATCAGTTGCGTATGATGGAAGATGCACTAGTCATCTACCGTATTGCAAGGGCACCTGAGCGTAGAGTTTTTTATGTAGATGTTGGTAACTTACCTAAGTTGAAAGCAGAACAGTATCTAAAAGATATCATGAATAACTTTAAGAATAAGTTAGTGTATGATGGTGATACTGGTGAAGTTAAAGATGACCGTAAGTTCATGAACATGCTAGAAGACTTTTGGATGCCAAGAAGAGAAGGCGGCAGAGGTACAGAGATTACTACATTAGGTGGTGGTCAGAACCTTGGTGAGATTGAAGATATTGAGTACTTTAAGAAGAAGATGTTCTTAGCACTTAATGTGCCACAATCTCGTATGCAACCTGAAAGTGGTTTTCAGTTAGGTCGAGCAACAGAGATTAATCGTGATGAATTGAAATTTACGAAGTTCGTAGGTCGTTTGCGTAAGAAGTTTAATGAATTATTTCAAGACTTGTTGCGTACACAGTTATTGCTGAAAGGCGTAATAACTGAAGAAGACTGGGAACTGATGAAAGAAGATATTCGTTATGATTATGTAAAAGATAATCAGTTCTCAGAACTGAAAGACCAAGAGATACTTAGAGAGCGTCTTGCACTTGTAAGAGATGCGGCAGAGTATGCTGGTCAATACTACAGTCAGTTATGGATTCGTAAGAATATTCTGAAGCAAACTGACGATGAAATTGAAGCACTAAATAGTGAAATAGAGGCAGAAGCGGAAGCGGCGCCTGAACAAGAAGATGACGAAGGTGGATTCTAATGAAAAAAATTAACGCAATGATTAAAGATATTAACGATAAAAACTTTGTAGATGCTGAAAATAAGTTTCAGTCAGTAATGAATGACAAAGTAGCAGATGCACTTGCACAAGCAAAAGAGCGTCTATCAAAAACTCTATTTAATGATAAAGGTGAACTAGAAATAGAAAAAGCGGAGCAGTAGAAAAAAATGTCAGTCACATTCACCCAACTATCACAGACATTAAATCTCGCTGAAAAAGTCAAAGTAGACAGTGGAGAGAAAATTGTCAAGACCGATAAAGTCGGTCGAAAGAAAAATATAGAAGTTACTATCTCTACAAAAGGTGGTAAGTTCTTTGTATACTTTGATGGAGAAAAATATGCTGGTTCGTATCGTAACGAGAAAGATGCTCAAAAAGTCGTAAAAGATTACTTGAAACTTGTGGGTGAAGAGTTGCAAGAAAATCGTGCAAAGCGTGACGCAATGAGAGCAATGGGTCGTAGAAGAGGTAAAGACGCCGCTGATATTGATGACTTTGCTACTGATGATGATAGAAAAGCGGCAGATAAAAATATTATGATGCAATTGAGAAAAGCAGTATCGCTCAGAGGTATGAAACCTATTGAGTTTGCTGATGGTAAGAAAGCAAAAATCAATCCAAAAGATGCAGAGAAGTTGCTTGCTATCTACGACAAACTAAAACCTGCTTCAAAGTTACAACTACAGACAGTTCTTGCAAAATCAAAAAGAGATTTTGACAAAGCAGTACAAAAGTTGAAAGAGAACGAATACTTGGATGAAAGCATCGAAGAAGGTAAGATGAAGCAGATTTCTATGTATATTGATGACATCGTAACTGCTATGAATAAAGACAGAACATTGAAACCTTTTGCAAAGAAATTCAAAGCAGATGCAGAGAAGTCTAAAGACCCTAAGAAATCACTAGAAAAAATTCTACCAGATTATATTCCGGGCAAGCAAGTTGCAGGTCTGTTGAATATGGGTGAAGAGATTTTGTCTAATGATGAATTAGGGTATATCGCAGAGATGCTTGAAGAACTACAAGAAGGAACTTGGGCGCTTCCTGATTCCTCAAAGAAGAAACAAGGACTGAAGAAAGCAATGTCTAAACCAATTAAACTTGGTAAAGGCGGAGATGATGCAATATCTGTTGTTGGTGAGTTCATCGGTGATGATGAGTTATATGATGATTTAGGTGTTGCTGGCGACAAGAATCCAAATGGTGATGCCCGTCCTATTGTAAGTAAGTGGATGAAGAAAAACTTTAAGGGTTCTTGGTCTAAGTATGCGATTGAAGAAGTCGAACTAGACGAAAGTAAGATGAAGAGCATGGCACAGGAACTTAATATTGACAAAAAGGATGTTGACAAACTAAAAGCACTTATGGTGATGTACACAAGAGCAATGAAGATTCCTTCTGGTTCACCAAAACATGATGCTCTTTCAAGAGAAATCTCAAAGTTAAGAAAAGAACTCAATATGGAAGAAGTTGAACTAGAAGAAGCACTACCACCACATCTTGCAAAACTGTTTGATAAAGATGGAAACTTCAAAGACCCTAAGAAACAAAAAGTCTTTGACAAAATGATGGGTGATGGTATTGGAAAAGAGATTGCTCAGAAAATGGGTCGTATCAAATTTCGTGTAGATGCTGATAGTAGAAATAAAAAGATAAAAGTATACGTTGATAGTAACGATGAGAAAGATGCTCAGAGAGCATTGAAGATGCATCCTGCTTACGTTTCGGGTGCGTTGAGAGTAGTTCCTGAAGAAGTAGGAAAGAAAGTAGAGTGTCCTCAGTGTAAAGGCGAAGGTTGTGACCATTGCCAAGGTAAAGGTTATCACTTAACTGAAGTCAAACAACTTGATGAAAAGTTTAAGGTTGGTGACAAAGTAAAGGTGAAGAAAGGTTCTTTGAAAAGTCCCTCTCAGCGTCATTATGAAAAAACAGTCGGCACTATTATGAAAGATTATAAAGATGGAGATTTCAAAGTCAACTTTGGTGGTAATGATAATTTGTCCATTGAGGGTAAGTTTTTAGTAAAAGAAGAAACTGAACTAGATGAAGTAGGTGGTTCTGCGTTTGGTGGCACGATTGATAAAATTCAAAAAGTTGTTGATGACAAACAAGCAATGAAGATTGATGGTGTAATGGTTGATATGTTTACTGCATCATTAATTATGAAAATTTTTAAGAAAGTAAACAAACAAAATCAAGACAGAATGAGAAAAATGAAAGTCACTCAACTTGCCAATGCGGCATATAAATTAGCAGGAGTGAAAGAAGAAATTGAACTTGATGAAGCAATCAAGTATACGCATGTCGCAGTAGATGCTAAAGGTAAGATTATAGGGTTCGCATCTAAAGCAGATGATGCAAAAGACATGGCAAGACGAAATAAAGGTGTTGTGCATAAGTTGAAAAAACCTATGTCACAAAAAGTTGGAGATATGGAGATTAATCGACCTTTTAATCCTGTATTAAAAGCATCGATGAACTTCAAAGATTTTATGAAAAGTAAGTGAGTAGACAAAAGTAAAACTTTTATAAATATTAGTAAATAAAAAGGGTATAAGCAATGGCAATAGGTCAACAATTTCTAAAAGTCACCAAAACGACAAACGTAGTCAGTGTGACTGGCGGTGCTGGAAATACCACAATTGATATTGATGGTGCAAATTTTCGGGTGTCCGGTCAAACTGCTTCATCACCTACTGTAGGTATCAAAGAAATCTACTGGTCAGGAGATGTAGTAATTGAAAGTGCTACAACTGGTACAGTCAAATTTGATAGTGGGGCGGTTGAAACCTCTGGTCATTGGATTCTACCTGCACTAGAGGTCACAGATAGTGACGAAGATATCAAAGTAACTATTACAACAGGCGGAACTGCAGTTCTAGTACTTAAAAAACTAACAGGTTATGCAGGTATCTAATCATGAAACTTATTAGAGAAGAAATTCAAGATGCTAACTTTCTCGTAGAAGAGAAGAATGGCAAGTCAAATTATTTCATTGAGGGCGTATTCATGCAGTCCGACCTCAAGAATAGAAACGGTCGAGTATATCCATCTGACGTTATGCAAAAAGAAGTCAAGAGATATACAAAAGATAATATCGACCGCAAACGTGCGTTTGGTGAGTTGGGTCATCCTGATGGTCCGACAATCAATCTTGAAAGAGTATCGCACATGATTACAGAACTTAAAATGGATGGTTCTAATGTCATGGGCAAAGCAAAGATTATGGATACTCCATATGGTAAGATTGTTAAGAATTTGATGGATGAAGGCGCTACATTGGGGGTATCTTCTAGAGGTATGGGGTCTCTGAAACAGGGACGTAACGGTGCCCAAGAAGTGCAAGGTGATTTCTATCTTGCAACCGCCGCCGACATTGTTGCAGACCCGTCTGCTCCAGATGCTTTTGTAAACGGCATCATGGAAGGTGCAGAGTGGGTGTGGGATAATGGCATCATCAAAGAAGTGAATATCGAAAGATATAAGCAAGATATTGCTAAAGCAAAACTTAATTCTTTACAAGAAGCAAAGTTAAACGCATTTAACGATTTCTTGTCAAAACTATAAAACATATAAATATTAGACAAACAAATAAGGAGTGTCCAAATGTCAAATGTAGAAGACAAAATCAAAGAATTGCTTGAAGCATCTATGCAAGAAGCAACTGCTCCTGGTGGTAAAGGTGTTGCCGCTGAACCAATGAAAAAAATCGATGCCGATGCTGATGGCGTTGAAGATGCTGGTGCCGCTGTTGTATCACCAGACGATAAGAATGGTCCTGCTGAAATGACTAAGAAAGTCAAGAAAGCGGCAGTACCAGGTGGTGAAGCAAACAAAGGCGAACAAAAAATCAAACCAGGTGCTACACCAGTTAAAGAAGAAGACGAAACAGACGAAGACTTAGAAGTAGTCGCTGAAGAAGAAGCATCAGAAGACGAAATCGTTGAAGCAAAGAAAACTGTCGCTAAAGAAGAAGATGACGAAGAAGAAGCATCTGACGATGACGGCGATGACGATGACGATGATGACAAAGAAATGGAAGAAATGGAGAAGATGAAAGAAAAACTCCATGCCATGGTCGATAAGATGAAAGAAATGAAGCACATGAAAGCATCTTACGGTTATATGAAGTCATCTTATCATGGAAAGAAAGAAGCAAATGAAGAAGTCGATATGTCAGATGATGTAAATGCACTGACTGAAGGCGGTGAGTTTGATGACGAATTCAAAGCAAAAGCAAAGACTGTATTTGAAGCGGCAGTAAACTCTAAAGTTGCTGAAAAGATTGTTGAACTTGAAGAGCATTACGAAACACAAATCGAAGAAGAAACTTCTAAGATTGCTGAAGATTTGACTGATAAAGTTGACACATATCTTTCATATGTTGTTGAGCAGTGGTCACAAGACAACGAACTCGCTGTTGAGCGTGGTCTGAAGTCTGAAATCACAGAAGACTTTATTGTATCACTGAAGAAAGTATTTGAAGAGCATTACATTGATGTTCCAGAAGACAAGTATGATGTGATGGCAGAACAACAGTCAAAGATTGATGAACTCAATGAGAAACTCAATGAGCAAATCGAAAAGAATGCTGAAACTGCTAAGTTGGTAAACGAAGCAAAGAAAGCAATTAAAATTGAGGAATCTGCTAAAGACTTGACCGATACTCAGAAAGAGAAGTTCATGTCACTAGTAGAAAGCGTAGAATTCAAAGATGAGGATTCTTTCGCTCAAGAATTGGAAACACTCAAAGAGAGTTACTTTCCAAAGGTCGCCAAACCTATCGAAGAGGACGAGGTTGCTGTTGAAGAACAAACTGAAACTGTCAATCTAACCGGTGAGATGAAAGACTACGTTTCTGCAATCTCCAGAACACTAGGCAAATAAATAATATTATAAATATTAACTGAAAGAAACGAGGAGATACAAAATGTTTTTAACAGAAAACCTTCAATCAAAGTGGGGTCCTGTCCTCGACCATCCTGATTTACCACAAATCGGCGATAGTTATAAGAAGGCAGTCACCACTGTAATTCTTGAGAACCAAGAAAAAGCAATGCGTGAAGAGCGTGGAATGCTTAACGAAGCAATCCCGACTAACCATTCAGATACAATGCCTGATACAGGCGGTATCGCAAAATTTGACCCAATCCTGATTTCGCTTGTTCGTAGAGCAATGCCAAATCTGATTGCATATGACATCTGTGGTGTGCAACCAATGACTGGTCCAACTGGTCTGATTTTCGCAATGAAGTCTAACTACTCTTCACAGGGTGGTACAGAAGCATTGTACAACGAAGCAGACACAGACTTCTCTGGTGTTAACCCAGCACATGCTGGCGGTAACCCAGTGGAATCACCATACGCAACTGGCGCTGGTGCTGGAACCGGTACTGGTGAAGCACTTGGAGATGGTGCAGTCTCAATGGGTAACTCAGGTCAGTTCAACGAGATGGCATTCACCATCGAAAAGACTTCAGTAACAGCAAAGACAAGAGCGTTGAAAGCAGAATACACTCTTGAACTTGCACAAGACTTGAAAGCAGTTCATGGTCTTGATGCTGAAACTGAACTCGCAAACATCCTTTCAGCAGAAATTCTTGCTGAAATCAACCGTGAAGTAGTTCGTACTGTATACACTTCTGCTAAAGCAGGCGCACAGTCTGGTGCAGTAGCAAGCGCAGGTACTTTTGACCTTGACGTTGATTCCAACGGTCGTTGGAGCGTAGAGAGATTTAAGGGTCTCTTGTTCCAAATCGAAAGAGATGCGAACACTATCGCACAAGACACTCGTAGAGGTAAGGGTAACTTCATCATCACTTCAAGTGATGTAGCATCTGCACTGTCTATGGCAGGCGTACTTGATTACGCTCCTGCACTTCAGACTAATCTGAACGTAGATGATACTGGTAACACATTTGCTGGTACTATCAACGGTAAGATTAAAGTGTACGTTGACCCATACTCAGCAAACGACAGTGACAGCAATCAGTTCTATTGTGTTGGTTACAAAGGCGCTAACGCATATGACGCTGGTCTGTTCTATTGTCCATATGTGCCTCTGCAAATGGTTCGTGCAGTGGGAGAGAACACTTTCCAACCTAAGATTGGATTCAAGACTAGATATGGTCTAGTGTCAAACCCATTCACTTCTATCTCTGCAGATAGCAACTCTTACTACAGATTGGTAACAGTAACTAACTTGATGTAAGATAATCCCTAAAGGGAGAGAGAAAACTTAGAGGGGAGCAGAAATGCTCCCCTTTTTTATTGGATAAATAGTAGTATAAAGATAGGAAACTACTATGGCGTATGATACAAACGTAACTATTACAAATTGGACCGATAGTGTAGCGGCATCTAATTTGAACTTTTTGACACCCTCTCAATTCGTATTCACGATGCAAAGACTAGAAGGTGTTGCATTCACATGTCAAACTGCTAACATACCTAACATTTCTATGTCATCATCTTTGCAGGCGACCAGAATGAAAGATACACCTTTGCCTGGTGATACACTGGTATTTGGTGATATGCTAATAACATTCTTGATTGATGAGAACATGATAAACTTCAAAGCATTGCAAGATTGGATGGTACAAATCACTGCAGACCTTGACACAGACGATTATAATGCTTATATTAATAGACAAGCAGAATTTCCAACAGCAAGAAGTGCAACACTAAAACCTATCGCACCTACCATGACAGATGCAACAATGAGTATTACAGATAGTAACAACAAAGTCAATATAGAAGTAAGATTTAAGGACTTATTTCCTACTTCACTAGAAGCAATTCAGTTTGACATTACTGATACTACAATGCCATATCTTACCGCATCGGCATCATTTGCCTACTCTCACTACGAAATAGTCAAAATTTAACTTGACATTTGATGTAGTTAGTGTTATATTATGTACATTTGAATGGAGCAATAATGGTAGATTTAGATAAGATACAAACAATGTGGCAAGAAGATGCTAAGATTGATGATATCAATCTCGACAAAGAAGCATTGAATGTGCCAAATCTTCATGCAAAGTATCTGACAATCTTATCCACATCTAAACTCAATCTACAAAAAGAGCGTAGCGACTATTACAAATTGCGTAGATATAAGTGGAGATATTATCGTGGTGAGTTGTCTCAAAAAGAATTAGATGATTTAGGATGGGAACAATATCTAGGTGCGAAACCTCTCAAGAATGAAATGGATGAGCAACTAGATGGCGACTTTGATTTAATTAAGAAGAAAGATAGAATTGCATATTGGGAGACTATAGTAGATACGCTAGAAAGAATATTGCGTAGCATCAGTAGTAGAGGGTTTGACATCAAACATGCTATTGAATGGCATAAGTTTACAAACGGAGTAATGTAATGATACCTAGAATTTATCAATGCTCAGTATGTGGCGAATATTATTTTGAGAGTGAAGAAGGACCTTTGACTGAAGATTATGTATGTATCAATTGTGGTGCTACATATCAAAGTTTTGTTGATATAACAGATGAATACAATAATCGTCACAAAAATTAACGAAGTGTTCATGACTGTAGATTGTGATGACGCTGGTATTAAATACGAGTTGTCAGACTACTTTACATTCAAAGTTCCTGGCGCAGAGTTCATGCCATCTTTTAGAACTAGACAGTGGGATGGTAAGATACGCTTGTTCAATATGTGGACAAGTCAACTCTATATCGGGTTGATGACACACTTAGAAGAGTTCTGTAAGCAGAGAGAATATCATCTTGTAGGTCAAGATAGTGTCATACCGAAGCAGAACATTTCAACAGAAGATGTAGTAAAAGCATTAGTTGATTTGAAACTACCTTTCAATCCCAGAAACTATCAAGTAGATGCTATTCGTGATGGTATCAATGATAAAAGATTGACTATGCTTTCTCCTACTGGTTCTGGTAAATCACTCATCATCTATGGTCTTACACAGTTAGGTACATCAGGTCGTGTATTGATTATTGTGCCTACAACATCTCTCGTAGAACAGATGTACAAAGACTTTGCAGATTATGGGTATGACGTAGAAGCAAACTGTCATAGAATTTATTCTGGTCATGACAAAGAAACCGACAAAAGAATTGTAATCACTACATGGCAATCAGTATATAAATTGCCAAAGAAGTGGTTCGCAGAGTATAAAATGGTAATTGGTGATGAAGCACATCTATTCAAAGCAACAAGTCTAAAAACACTTATGGAGAAAACAGAGAATGCTGTCATGCGTTTCGGTACAACTGGTACTCTTGACGGTACAAAAACTCATAAGTTGATGCTAGAGGGTTTGTTTGGACCTGTTCGTAGATTTACGACATCGAAGCAATTGATGAAAGATGGTCAACTTGCTAAACTAAATATTAAGTGCTTAATGTTGAATTATTCAGAAGAAGTGAAGAAAGATTGTAAGAAGTTTTCATATCAAGAAGAAATGGACTTTTTAGTATCATACGCACCAAGAAATAATTTTATTAAGAACTTAGCATTAGACCAATCAGGTAACTCTCTATTGTTATTTCAGTATGTAGAGAAGCATGGTAAAGTGTTGTATGACCTCATCAAAGACAAATCTCTTGATAGAAAAGTATTCTTTGTATACGGAGGTGTCTCAGCAAATGATAGAGAAGAAATTCGTGCTATTACCGAGAAAGAAACTGATGCTATTATCGTTGCAAGTTACGGGACTTTTTCTACTGGTATTAATATTCGTAATTTGCATAATATCATTTTTGCTTCCCCTAGTAAGTCAAAAATCAGAAATCTACAGTCTATTGGACGTGGTCTTAGGTTAGGTGAAAATAAAAATGAAGCAACTTTATTTGATATATCAGATGACTTGAGTTGGAAACATCACAGAAACTACACATTAGAACATGCCGTTGAAAGAATAAAGATATATAATGAAGAGAAGTTCAAATATAAAACTATACAGGTAAAGATATGACAACACCAATTAAACTCATAAAATTAACAAATGGTGAAAGTCTCGTATGTAAATTACGAGTAGATGAAGAAAAGAACTATGCTACAATTATAGAACCTGTGAGAATTCATAAGTGGATGTCACCATCAGATAATGGTGAGGGTGCATTTGAAAATGCAACATTCGGACCTTGGGAATCATTCTCAGAAAATCAAATATTTCATGTTGCAAAGAGTAACATTATTACCGTGACAATGCCTAGAGATGATGTTATAAATTACTATCATACTATCATAGAAAGATTGAAATCAACACCTGTTGAAAGAATGGATGAACCTGAAGATGATTATGAAATGAAAGCAAGAAGATTGAGAAAGTTGAAAGACGTTGTTGATGACCTTAACGAGAGGTTAGGTCTAGATGATAGTCTAGATGAAACAAGTCAAGTTGAGGAATATATGTACAACAAGCACAAGATAACAAAACATTAAGTTATTCTGAAAGGGGAACACCCCTATTATATGCACCTAAGTAGGTGTTGTCAATAGTTATTATGGAGATATTATGGCAGAAAAGAAGAAGCGAGAACACTATGTCAACAACAAAGAGTTCTTAGAAGCACTAATCGAATATAGAGCAAAAGTTGATGAGGCAAAATCAGCAGGTAAAGAAACACCACCAGTAACTAGATATATTGGCGAATGTTTTTTGAAGATTGCACAGCATTTATCATATCGACCAAACTTTATTAATTATACATATAAACATGATATGATATCTGATGGTATCGAAAATTGTTTAATGTATTTACACAATTTTAATCCTGAGAAATCAAAGAATCCGTTCGCTTATTTTACTCAGATTATTTACTATGCATTTCTACGAAGAATACAAAAAGAAAAGAAACAAACAGAACTGAAGCAAAAGATTATTCAGAATATGGTTGTTGATGAAAGTCTGTTTACTGACGACCATGATGATGGTCAGTATACAAATCAGTATCTAGAGTTTCTACAAGATAACATGTATGATGATAAGCAAGTTGAAGAAATAAAAGAAATACAGAAAGAAAAGAAAGAACGCAGAGGTGCGTTAGACGAATTTATGGAGTAGTCATGTTAAATAGAAAAACTGTATGTGTATTGGGGGCAGGTAATGCAGGTTTATTTGCCGCAATATATCTAAAAAAATCATTACCTGGTCTAGATGTATATGTTGTAGGTTCATCAGAACTTGGTATTGTAGGTGTTGGTGAGAGTAGTACTGAACATGTGATGCAGTTTATGCATCTGTTAGGTGTAGAACACAAAGAGATAGTTCAAGAGTGTGGTGCAACTTTTAAGTTCGGTGTTCATTTCAAAGACTGGGTTAAAGAAGGTGAAGATTATGTACACTCTCTAGTAACTGATACAAATGAACAAGGTATTGACTTTGACCAAATGGCAGGTATGGCATATGGGTTATCTAACTTAGAACTACTGCCACCAAATTATCTAGAACAGCGTGTAGATGACAAAGATAGTCTTCCTAATCAATTTCATTTTGATACTCAAAAACTGAATAAGTGGTTACATAAGAGATGTAAAATGTTAGGCATTGCGTTTTACGATGATTTGATTACAAAAGTAAATCATGATGATGGACATGTAACAAGCATAGAAAGTGAAACTACAGAATATCAAGCAGAATTATTTGTCGATGCGTCTGGATTCAAAAGACTTATTGCAAATGAAATTTCAGAGTTTCAGTTCATTTCAAAGCAAGATGACATGTTTGTAGATAGTGCTTTTGCATTTCAGTGTCCTCATGAGGGTGATAACTATCCTGTTTTCACAACTGCACAAAAGATGTCTGCAGGATGGATGTGGCGTATACCTACATCTGAAAGAATGGGTAATGGATATGCGTACAGTTCAAAGCACATCTCATATGAAGATGCAGTAAAAGAAGTCACAGAAAAATTAGGGTTTGAACCAAAAGTAGGTAGAACATTTAAGTTTGAAGCAGGTCACTATAATAAGACTTTTCATAAAAATGTTGTATTGATTGGTTTGTCATCACACTTTTTTGAACCCTTAGAGGCAACTGCTATTGGTGTTGGATTGCAACAAGCAAAACTGTTAGTGAAGTATGTAAACTCAACTACATCTGAAGCACAAAAGGGTTATAATGATAAAATTCAACAGATGTTCGAACATATGTTTATGTTTATTCGTTTGCATTATGTAAACTGTGAAGTAACAAGTCCATTCTGGCAAGATGTAGAGAATTCAGTTTTACCGGTAAATCTGCAAAAACTTATTGACATAAACAGTGACCGTGTGTTAGTATGTGAAGACTTAGGAGAACAGGTCGGTTGGGACTGGAGAATATTTGGTAGTGACAACTTTAATCAAGTGTTTTATGCACTTGATATGTTGCCAAAACAGAATGTAGAAGAATTTCTATCCATGTATGGTAGACTACCGAAAGCACATAAGTTTACAGATAATGCTACATGGAAGCATAAAGATTTGATTAACAAATGGAACAGTGAATATGAAAATAGCACTAATAACTGACACACACTTTGGTGCCAGAAATGATAGTGAAGTATTTAATGATTACTTTTTTAAGTTTTATGATAACACATTTTTTCCATACTTAGAAGAGAACAATATTACCACATGTATTCATCTAGGTGATATTACAGATAGACGAAAGTTTATCAACTTCAAAACACTACAGAAGTTTAGACATGACTTTGTATGGAAACTAGGTAGCATGGGTGTAGATACTCATGTTATCATAGGTAATCACGATACTTACTACAAGAACACAAATGAAGTCAACAGCATGAATAGTTTATTCACTTCATTCGATGGTAAGTTAGAACCTTGGATTTATGAGAAATCAACTGAAGTAGAGTTCGATGGATGTAAGATGCTTTTTGTGCCTTGGATTTGTCCTGAGAATTATGATGAAACAATGCAGATGATTGAAAAGACAGATGCACAAGTTCTCATGGGTCATCTAGAAGTCAAAGGTTTTACAATGTATCGTGGGTTCACAAACTTTGACCACGGTCTAGATAGAAAGTTATTCAATAAGTTTGACTGTGCATTCAGCGGTCACTTTCATCACAAATCAACGCAAGACAACATTACATATCTAGGTAACCCATATCAGATGACTTGGTCTGACTATGGTGACAAGCGTGGGTTTCATATTTTTGATACAGAGACTAGAGAGTTAGAGTTTATCGAAAACCCATACAGTATTTTCAAGAAGTTAGAATACAACGATAGAGATAAGTCATACGAAAACTTTGATGCGACAGAATTCAAAGACCACTATGTAAAGGTGGTAGTAATCAACAAGATTAACGCAAAAGAGTTTGACAAAGTGATAGATAAGTTGTATACTGTTGGGGTTCATGAGTTGACAATTGTAGAAGATTTTACAGATTTTGATGCTACATTTGTTGATGATAAGAACTTACAGTTAGATGACACACTATCATTACTTAACACATATGTCGATGAAGTTGATACAACTGCAGACAAAGAAAGAATAAAAACAGATATGAAAAGACTATATGTAGAAGCGAGTAATACAGTAGTATGATAAAATTTGAGTATGTAAGGTGGCGCAATTTTCTGTCAACAGGCAATGCGTTTACCGAGATTGATATATGTAAATCACCAACGACACTCGTAGTTGGTTCAAACGGTTCAGGTAAATCAACATTTATCGATGCATTATGTTTTGCATTGTTTAATAAACCCTTTCGTAAAATTAAGATTGGTCAGTTAGTAAACTCAATCAATCAAAAAGATGCACTTGTCGAAGTCGAGTTTAGTATTGGTTCATCACAGTATAAAGTACGAAGAGGGTTGAAACCTGCTATCTTTGAAATCTATCAAAATAATGTTTTGGTGAACCAAGACGCCGCAACAAAAGACTATCAAGAGTTCTTAGAAAAACAAATTCTAAAATTGAACTATAAGTCTTTCACTCAGATTGTGGTACTTGGTTCATCATCTTTTGTTCCTTTCATGCAACTACCAGCACCACAACGAAGAGAGATTATCGAAGACTTACTTGATATTCAAATCTTCAGTCGTATGAATGATATTCTGCGAGGTGAGTTGTTAGAAGTAGCACAAGAGTACAAAGATGCTGAAAGCAATCTGTCGGTGGTTCGACAAAAAATTGACCTACAGCAAGATTACTTGGAGAGACTAGATGAACAGCGTAAGAAATCGACAGAGGAAATTAAACAACGAATTGTCAAGGCGAAGGATGCAATTGAACTACACCAAGAGCAAATCACAGAACGAACTGACAGGATACGAGACTTACGAGGAACTATTGAAGATGAAAGCAGAACAGATAAAAGGTATCAAAAGTTCAACTCAATCGGAGAACAATTAAAAAGAAATGCGACAAAAGTTGCAAACGATATTACATTCTATAATGAGAATGATGAGTGTGGCACATGTAAGCAAACTATTGATGAGACATTCAAAAGCAATATACTTGCAGAACGAAAAGAAAAACTAGTAGAGTTTGACACTGCACAATTGCAGTTAAAGTCAGAACTTGAAGCAGTTCGCAAACGCATGTCTGAAATCACAGAAGTACACTCGCAAATACAAACTCTGCAAGATGATATCAACGAAAGAAATATTCATATTCAGACGTATAATCGTAGCATTGAAGAATGGAATACAGAGATTGAAACTGCTAATGCACAACTGACAGATGCAGATGAACATATTCAAAAACTAACCGATATGCAAGAAGAAGAACGCAAAGTATCAGACTTGAAAAACGAGTTGAACGACCAGCGTTACTATTCAGAGATATCTGCAAATCTTCTCAAAGATACTGGTATCAAGACTAAGATTATTAATCAGTATCTACCAGTGATTAATCATTATGTAAATCACTTTCTACAAGCACTTGACTTCTTTGTTCAGTTCAATTTAGATGGTTCATTCAAAGAAACAATCAAGTCTAGACATAGAGATGACTTTAGTTATGCATCATTCTCAGAAGGTGAGAAGTTGCGTATTGACTTGTCACTTCTATTTACTTGGCGTATTATTGCTAAGATGAAAAACTCAACTAATACCAACCTTCTTGTTCTAGATGAAGTATTCGACAGTTCGCTAGATGCAAACGGTACAGAAGAGTTTTTGAAAATCCTAAATACTATGGATAACGGTATCAACGCATTTGTAATATCACATAAAGGCGACACACTGTTTGATAAGTTTACGAATGTATTGAGATTTGACAAACCAAACAACTATTCGAGGTTAGTATCATGAGCGAAGAAAAATTGTATAAAATTAGCGTAGAACCAGACAACAAAAAAGCAATCAGTGAATTGACTACTTTTTATAAAGAAGAGGGTGAACACAAATACTGGATTACTATGGACCAAGGTTGGCGATGGGGTAAATGGGTTGGTGAAGTAACTGCAGACGAACTGCAAGAACTTAGAGAAGACAGCGAAAACGGTGTCTGTGAACCTGACATGTACGAAGGTCTTGAGATGGACTATCTTGACGATGGTGTATGGTTAGACTTTGAAGGTTCAAAAGATGTAACTGCAGAGATGCTTGATGAGTTTGAAACAGCATTTGATGAAGATAGTTTTGATGGTGTTTATGAATTAGGTTGGGAAGACACTGATTGTGAAATCTTTATAAACACCGGCCTAAATATTACTATTGAAGGAGAAAACGATGAAGTTTAGTGAGATAAAAGAAAAAATTGGTGAAGGTACTGATTTTGATTTAGACTATGGTAAATTACTTATTATTGCTATTTGTCTTTATATTGCAGTACAGGTATCTTGATGAGTAAAGTTTTAGAATTAACGCCACCAAATGATGCGTTATACAAACCAAAGGCATTTGATTTTGATAATCCATTTATGGATCCGAAAGAACTTGCTGACCAGTTGTGGTTCAATATGAAACACTACAACGGCGTAGGTCTGTCTGCTAATCAAGTTGGTATTGATGCTAAAGTGTTCGTTATGGGTAAAGATGATTTTCGTGTAAATGTATTCAACCCACAAGTGCTTACTATGAGTCCTGAACTTGAACATCTGAAAGAAGGTTGTTTGACATGGCCTGGTTTGTTCTTATCTATTCGTAGACCTAAGTTTTGCGTAGTATCATATCATGATGAGAATGGTGAGAACAAAAAAATGAAATATGAAGGATTGACTGCACGAATATTCTTGCATGAGATGGACCACATGATGGGTATTGACTTTACACAGAGAGCATCTAAGTTGGTGCTTGATAGAGGCATCAAAGCAAGAGACAAGAAGATAAAGAAACTCATTAAAGAGGGAAAGTTAAAGTTACCAGATGTGGCATGAGTTACCAAAAATTGGCGAGATAGGACAAATGCAGTTTGAGCGATTTGACTGGTCTGACATAGTTCAGAATTTTCAGGCATCGGTTGATTATAGAAACTCAAAAGAATGGTCAGAAGTTATTTCTAAGTCAGGTCGTGCAGTTAGATTAGTATCACAAAATCAAATTGAAGTTGATAATGATACTAATATATTTCCTTCTTTCGCTACACATAATGCAGAGTTAATACCTCAAGTTGCATATGTGAGAAAAATTATAGAAGAAAAACATCTAATTGATAAAACTAGACATAGAGTAAATTGTCATTTATTTGTTTCTCTTGTTGCAGAAAGTGATGGACTTAATTTTCATAATGATGATATGCATACTTACATATGGCAAATACAAGGCGAAACCCTTTGGAAAGTTCAGCAAGGAATAGATGAAGATGATGTGATTGAAGAGTTTACACTATATCCAAATGATATGATATATATTCCAAAATGGTGGAAACACTGCCCAAGTATTACGGGTCCAAGATGTTCAGTTAGTTTTGCTATTGAAGAGGATTTTTTTGATAGTGTAAAAGAAAGGTCAGATATATGACACAAACAGAAGTAGAAATGAAAGACTGGCAAAAAGGTTATCAGTTAGATTATCTAAAAGAAATTACTGCAGAGTATGACCATTACAACTCATACACTGATAGTCCTTTTGCACAGTTCAAGAAGAATAATGTAGCAGACTTTTTAGATAAAGGTTCTCTACGCAAAGCAGGTGATGCTTGGATTAACATCACTGAAGCAAAAGTCCGTTCGAAGATTACAATGCATGGTGAGACTATTATTGGTTATAAAGAACCAGGTGATGTTGTAATTCAGAATATATCTGCATACACAGAGAATGTAAAGAACTATATCAGTCACTATAGCGATAGAAACTGCTGGTTGTTTGTGTGGTCAGAAGATGAAAAAGCAGTCAAGTTTGCACAAGATGCAGGTTTTGACTATGTTGGTAGTAAAATAACTACGTTTGCAGAGATATATAGCGTATTCTTTCGTAATTCTAGTACTTCATTCGAAGAACGCTCTCATCCGCCCATAGACGGCGCTGAGACGGTTTCTATAAGTAAATGCATGTTTGACACTATCAATACATCGATTATACGCAAAGAACTAGAAAAAATAACACTTGAGTACACTAATCATTACTCAAATTACAATAAAAAAGGTTCATGGTCAGCAATATCATTGAGAGGTTATAGACCAGACCCATCATTTATTGCAAAACCTGTAGAGATGAGCAAGAAATGGAAAGCAGAAAATGACACATGGGAAGAGTGGGAGTGTGAAGACACACCTTTGCGAGAACAGTTTCCGTATGTAAATGACTTGCTATCAAGAATACCTACAGATAATATTGAACGAATAAGATTTATGTCACTTGCTCCAGGCGGTGGTGAACTGCAAAGACACACTGACCAAGTTGACCCTTATCTTGGTGTTGCAGATGGTAAGATTATGAGACTACATATTCCAGTGATTACAAATCCGAAGATGGAGTTTACATCGTGGGATATGCATGGTGAGAAGCATGTTGTTAATATGAAAGAAGGTGAGTTGTGGTATCTAGATATTCGCAAACCACATATGGCGATTAACAATGGTGATGAAACAAGAATACATTTAGTAGTGGATATAGAAGCGAATGATAGTTGCAGAAGATTATTTAGAGTTAGTAAGTGACTGGTCTGACCCTTACGACCCGCCTATGCTTGTCAATCATGATGATGTTATTGTGGTGCGTGATGATGTACTTCCTGCAGGAAGCAAAATCAGGTTCATCGATAAACTTATCAGAGACACAGACTGTGAAGAGTGGGTCTTTGGAGGTTCAAACAAAGTCGGATGGGGACCAATCTCGTTAGCATATGTTTGTCAAAAGTACGGTAAGAAATCAACTTGTTTTTGGGCAGATAGAAAAGAACCCACATGGCATCAACAGAAATACATGGAGTATGGAGGTCGTATTGAATGGGTAAAGATGGGTATGTTAAATGTCACTCTGTCAAAAGCAGAGCAATATCGCAGAGAGAGTCCACAAACCCGAAGGACGTTGCCTTTAGGACTAGAACACGATTGGGTTCTAGGAAGTATAGTGAAAGTAGCGCAGTCGCTAGATGTTATGCCAGAAGTAATCTGGACAGTAGGGTCATCAGGAACTCTGAACCGAGGGTTGCAACTTGCATTCCCAGAAGCAGAAGTGCATGTGATACAGACAGGACATAAATTAGATGAAAGACAACAAGGGCGTGCGAAGTTGTGGGTATCACCGTATAAATTCGATAAACCTGTCAAAGAAAGTGAAGCACCACCGTTTCCAAGTGCGCCTGAGTATGATGCTAAAGCATGGAAAGTGATACAAGAAAACATGGATAGAAGTAAACTCAATTTATTCTGGAATGTAGCGGCATGATGAAAAGAATAGATTATGTTGATAATTTGTTTGATGATGATTTTGTAGCAAGAGTAGCAACAAAGTATCATGATAATTTATTCTACTATGGTAATGTGTCAAACAATCCAGATGATGCAATATTTTGGTGTAGCACAAGATTGAATGATTACACTCATATTTTAGATTGTCCTGACCAACAATTTATTTTTCAGAAAATTAAAGAATATTATAAGTTTGAAGTCAAAGAAAAAGACTTAGATAAACAACATGTCTATATCAATGGACAGACATATGAACTAGATGGTTCTATGCACATTGACAGTAGACATCGAACAAAAAACCTCGATGAGAACTATACGATACTTTACATGGTAAATTATCATCATGAAGGTATTAGAGGATTTGAAACTCAGATGGGTGTAGTTGACTTTGTTCCGGGACGAGTTGTGATTTTTAGTTCTGTGATGCCGCATCGAGGACTGTCAACATCGGTAAAAAACAATTGTCGAATGACATTAACATGGAAAAGTTTTGATTTAGTATTTGACAAAACCAGTCCAATAATGCTATAGTGAGAGTAATATGAAAACCTATATACATGTAAACCAGCATAAGATTAGAGCGAATAAGAAGCATGGTACAAATGAACCTGTTATTACAATAAAGCAAGGTCGCTCAAACACATACTGTCATGCTGTAAAGATACATGGCGACAGTGTAGTTCGATATGGTGGTAATGAGAAACCTATTCTATCTTGCGGTGCGAGAGTAGTAATAGAAACAGAAAGTGAAGTTGAGGTTATTGAGTGAAGCATTTTTATGAGCGAAACAGTTATCTGTTAGAGCATGAAGTAAACAAGACATTTGAAGAAGTCTTGTGGATGTCAGATGAAGAATTTAGACAATGGTTGCGTGATATGCGAAAAGAAGTAGCATACTCATGGGATGAACTAGGTCTACCACCAAGAGTTGGTTGGTCAGAAGATAAGATTATTGACCAGTTCAATCAGATGTCAAGTTTTCCTGTTCATGAGTTTGAGTGTCTTGATGAAGAGACAGGTAAGTGTGATGTTATTCGTAACACATCAGTTGTAGGTAATGCCGCTAATCAGTGGTTTCCTACAATGATGAAAACGAAGATTGTGTATAATGACATAAATAAAGCAAAGTCTATCTATGACCATTTCGTAGATGAAGATTTGTTTCAGAAGGTATACACATATGGTCACAGGCATTTTAAGCGTGATAGTTTTTATCACTATTCTAATCCTATTAAAAAAGAAGAACTCTTGGAGTTTGGCACTAAGCGACACACGGTTAGTGATGGCAATAGTTTTATCAGTTGGTTTGAGCATAATGCTAGAGAATATGATACCCATGATTATTGGTTAAAACCTGATAAAGAACAAGAGTACACAGGTTATGATGACAAGTTGCGTAACGTACAGTGGGCGCAAGTTACTAGAGAAGAGATTGAGCAACTAGACATACCTGATAATTGCAAAGTCAATATGAAAGACGATTGTGATGTATATCAGATTATGTTGTTCAAAAAAGGTCAGAAGATTTTTCCGTTAGGGTTCAAACCCTTTCGTATATCATGGTGTCAATATGCTGTTAATTTCCCGCCTCTGACTGCTAAATATCTGTATGAGAAATATACTGAACATTTCAAAGAACAGTCTACTATTCGTATTTGGGATCCCTCTGCTGGTTGGGGTGGTCGTATTCTCGGTGCTATGTCTGTTAGTGACGACCGTAATATACACTATATTGGCACCGACCCTAATACAGACCATACAGTTATTAGAGAAGACGGTACCAAAAGCACAAAGTATGATGAACTCGCTAGGTTTTTCAATGAGAAAACTTACAGAGGAACAGGTCTATTTCCGCATACAAACACATACGAAATACACCAATGCGGTTCAGAAGATTTCTCATGTGAGAATGAAACCCTTGACCTCGTCTTCACATCACCACCGTACTTTGCGAAAGAGGCGTATTCTGATGACGAGGAACAATCGTACAAGAAATTCAATCAATATGAAACGTGGGTAGAAGGTTTTCTTAGACCTACACTTACAAATGCATATAAATACTTAAAGAACGACAGATACTTACTATGGAATATTGCAGATGCAAAATTCGGTAATGAGATGTTGCCACTTGAGGGTGATAGCATTCGTATCTGTAAAGAACTTGGATTTGAGTATGTGACTACATTAAAGATGGCACTCGCTCAGATGCCAGGCGGTAACAGAGTTGATGAGGAGACAGGTAAACCACGAGCAAAGAATTTTTGCAAAGTGAATGGTATCTGGTTAAAGTATGAACCAATATTCGTATTCAAAAAACATCTTTAGTAACGTACCAGTCGAATTCGAAGATTGGGGTCAAAAAGATTATGATGAGATGTGTAGTATAGAAAAATACTCATATCAAACATATCGTTACTTTATCAAAGATTATTTAACAAATCATTCTGAAATCACAGCAATGGATATCAACTGTGGTCTTGGATATGGTCTAGCATGTCTCAAAGGTGAGTACAACTTCAAAAAATGTATAGGATACAATAGTAACCAAAACATGCTTGAAGCATGTAAAGATAGACACTCTGGTATCTCTTTTTATAAAGATTTTATTTTATCAAAGCAGAAAGACGCAAATCTAATTATATCTATCGATGCGTTTGACCAATATGATAATAAGAGTGTTTTGTTACTTAGATTATCACAAGCACTAGCAGATGATGGTATCTTGTGTATAGTTCAGAACTCAACTCATGAAAGTGAATATAATAATTTTATTGAAATTTTAGAAAGAGTACATGGTCTCAAAAAATTGTATAATGCAGATATAACTGCACATGTAGCAGGTGGTATTAAGAAGTTAGAAAACTTTGCAGACGGGTCATCGTCTATACCATATGCAAGTGTAGGTTCAAAAATATCCAGATATGATGATTTTAGATACTATGTAACTATTATGAAGAGATGATAATACTAATAGATAATTTTTTAGAACCTGATACATTTTTCAGAGCAACTTCACTATCAAACGAAATTTATACTTCAACAGAATGCACACTAAAATCTAATGCATCTTGGGATTCTGATGTTGTGCGAACAAGTCATACTGTTCTTGTACATGAGATATCTGATGACAAACTTGTGAACTACTTACAAACAAGAGTAGAAGAAGAATTTGGTCACTATGATATCACACCTATGTTTTATTACTGGACACAGTTTAGTTACATACCGTGGCATAATGATGGAAATCATTCAGCGGCACTTACAATTTATCTCAATGAACAAGATGCAGATGATGGTGGATACTTCATGTATGAAAAAAGTGATGATACAATAGAGGCAATTCAACCTCAACCTAATAGAGCAATATTTCAAGAAGGTGGTGTGCGACACTCTGTCACTTCAGTTAATCTTGGCGCACCAGTCAGAAGAACAATACAAATTTTTATGAGAAAACGCTTGACAAATTAGATTCCTACATGCTATAGTATATATAGAGATGAGAGAGAGGTATCTATGTTAAATGCGATTTGGTTTGGTCTGACACTCCCATTTAGAATAATTTGGTGGGGGTTTCTGTTCTGTGTCGGACTTTTTGCATTTTATATGAGTTTTTTGCTCATTTTTACCATAATTAGTGCTTTTATCGCTTGACAAAACCTGATGTCATATGTTATTATGACTATAGATGATGAGAAAAGAGGTGACTGAAATGCCAACCAAGATTACAGAAGTCAAGTCTGCTCTCGCTAAACTACTAGCGACAGAGAATTTGACGGTTGAGTATGCGAATGTCGATACTGCTAGTTTCGATGTTAAAAATCGTATATTGCGTATTCCTACTATGAAGGACTTAGACGCAAAAACTCTAGACTTGTTTGTTGGTCATGAAGTTGCTCATGCTCTCTATACACCTCTTGACGGTATGGAGAACTTACCAATCAAGACACAAAATTTTCATTCAGTTGTGAATGTCGTAGAAGATGCCCGTATTGAGCGTCTTATTCAAAAGAAGTATCCTGGTCTAAAGAAACCTTTCTATCAGGCATACGGTCAGTTACAAGAAAAAGATTTCTTCGGTACTTCACAAGTTCCTGTCACTGATATGCTTTTGATTGACCGTCTCAATCTGAAAGCAAAACTCGGTACTCAAATTGATTTGACATTCGATGATGTTGAGCAGAAGTTTTTCGATAGAGCAATGACTACTCAGACTTTCGAAGAAGTTATTGAACTATCTAAAGAGTTGTTTGAGTATTGCGAAAAAGAATTAGAAGAAAAACAGCAGAACCAAGAAGATACTTCTGCTTACAATATGCCAGTTCAGTCTGAACAAGGTCAAGATGATGAACAGTCTGAAGGCGATGCTCAAGAAGGTCAAGGTAACGGTATGAATGCTGTTACTGGTACTCCTGATGAACAATCAGAAGAAGAAGGTAAGTCTGCTTCATCACCAGAAGAAGAAGGCGATGATGGCGAAGACAAGACCGAGACTAAAGCACCTGCTCCAGCAAAAGAAGGTATGGATGGTAAAGCAGAAAATACTGAAGGTACTGCTCCTGGTGTCAAGTCTATCACTGACCAAGCATCTCAAAAAAGCACTAAGAAGTTAGTAGAGACTAACGAAGATTTGATTCCTAAGTACTATGACATTCCGAAGACTATCAACTTCGAAAAGATTGTAGTTCCTTTTTCAGAAGTTAGAAAAGAACTGATGGAATACTGGACTGTCAGTGACGTTCAAGAGAAACTCATTAAGAACGCAAAAGAATTCAAAAAGAAAAATGAGAAAGTGATTGCTTATCTTCATAAAGAATTTGAAATGAAGAAAGCGGCAGATATCTATGCCAGAGCAAATACTACTAAGACTGGTGTTATCAATTCAAATCTGCTTTACTCATACAAGTACAATGAAGATATCTTCATGAAAAAGACTAATCTTCCGAATGGTAAGAACCACGGTATGATGTTCTTTATTGACTGGTCTGGTTCGATGTCAGATAATATGAAAGGTACTATGGAGCAGTTGCTTTGTCTCGCATTGTTCTGTAAGAAAGCACAAATACCTTTCGCCGCTTATGCATTCTCTTCTGAATATGCCAAGCGTCATTCAACAGTGAATACACCTTTAGAAGATTTACAATCAACTAATCTGAATGAGTTCAATGTCAAAGGCGTGACTATGTTAGAACTGTTTGGTCCAAAAATGACTACAGTGCAGTTCAATCAAGCAGTTGAGATTTGCGTAGCACTATCTCATATGTGGTCAAGAAAGTATGGGTACGGTGACTTTGCTTACATGGGTCTGCCTCGTAAATACTACCTTGGTGGTACTCCACTTGATGCCGCAGTTATTGTTGCTCATAAGATGGTTGAAAAGTTTCAAAAGACAACTGGCGCCCAAGTCATGAACGTATGTTTCTTGACAGACGGTTCAAGTCACAAACCTAGTGGAGTTATCGGGTATGACAAAAAATACAATGGTGAAGAGTACTACTCAACTGAAGCAGATATCAGCACCAGAGGTGTCTTCTACATCCGTGACAAATCTAAGAATGTGACTATCAAAAGTCAGTCAAGCGATTATTATAGTGGCGATTTGACAAAAGCATTATACATGTCTCTTAAAGCAAGCACCGGGTTCAATACTATGGGGTTCTTCCTTGCGAGTGGTCGTTCTGATGTTCAGTATGCATTCAACAAGTATATTGAAACACCAGGTTCTTCTGCCGCCAGTGCTTGGGTAGAACTTGAGAACTGGAAGAAGCAATTCAATAAAGAAAAGAGTGCGGTGTCAAAAATCAGCGGTCTTGATGAACTGTATATTCTCAAAGGTGGTAAGACACTTGAGGTAGACGATGAAGGTCTTGATGTTGAGGTTGGTGCTTCGAAGCAAAAACTGACTACAGCATTCAAGAAAGCGGCGAAAGGTAAGTTGCAAAACAGAGCAATCTTGAGCAAATTTATCGAAAAAATTGCCGCATAAACGAAAAAAGTGCTTGACAATACTTGTTTTCGTATGTTATAGTGAAACGTAAGATGAAAAAAGAAAGGTATATATTATGAATAAGCGTGATACTTTCCTGAATGCCGCAACAGCAATGTTCCCGAAGCAGACTGAATTCAGTCGTGCAGAACTTGTCGAAGTTGCGAATTCAGTGGGCATGAAATATGCTCCCTCATGGATTGTAAAATCTGATGAGTTCAAACTTGGCAATGGTCTGTATTCGTTGTTTGCGAATTCAAACCTTGCTCCAGTACAGCAACAAGAAGTTGCTGAAGTAGTAGAACTGCCGAAGAAGAAGTTGGCAGTCTTAGACAGTACGGTGACAAATTTGATACCAAGTGTGTATGACAACTATGTACCGTTCGGTCAGTTCAGTGATGTAAAGAACATTATCAAGTCGAAAATGTTCTATCCTGTATTCATCACTGGTCTGTCAGGTAACGGTAAGACCATGATGGTCGAACAGATTTGCGCCCAACTGAAGCGTGAGTTTTTCCGTGTGAACATTACCATCGAAACTGATGAAGATGATTTGCTCGGTGGTTATCGTCTTGTTGATGGCGAGACTGTCTTTTTCGATGGTCCAGTTATTCAAGCAATGAAGCAAGGCGGTGTCCTGCTTCTTGATGAGATTGACCTTGCGTCAAACAAGATTATGTGTTTGCAACCAATCCTCGAAGGTAAAGGTATTCTACTGAAGAAAATCAATCAGTATGTACAACCTGCTCCTGGGTTTCAGATTGTTGCTACTGCAAACACTAAAGGTAAAGGTTCTGATGACGGTCGTTTCATCGGTACTAATATTCTCAACGAAGCGTTCCTTGAGCGTTTCCCAATCTGTATCGAACAGGATTATCCTGCCGTTGCAGTAGAGAAAAAAATCATCAATAAAGAGTTGACCTCTGTTGGTAAACCAGATGATGATTTTGCTGATAAACTGACCAAGTGGGCAGATATTATCAGAAAGACTTTCCTCGATGGTGGTATCGATGAGATTATCGCTACGAGGCGTCTAGTCCACATTGTCAAAGCATATGCCGTGTTCGGTGATAGAATGAAGGCGATACAAATGTGTATCAATCGTTTTGATGATGAGACCAAGTCTGCATTCATCGACCTTTATACGAAAGTCGATGAGCAGGCAGTCGAGACTGATTTCGGTGAAAGTGTTACTGAACCCGAAACAAGTGTTGACAAAACACCGTTCTAAGATTATATTAGAACAATGATAGAGGTCGCATAGGGCGACCTCGCTTTTAACAATGTTAAGGAGTGAAAACATTATGCGTAAAGCAACTTCCGTTAAGTCAAAGATTTTGACTGCCCTTTCAACAGGTGAAACATTCACCACAAAGCAACTTGCTCGTAAAGCAAAGACTTCAACAGTTAATGTTTCAAGGCGAGTTTATGACCTGCGTAGCGAAGGTTACATGGTCTATGCAAACCCTGTGAAAAAGGGTAACGGTGTATCGTATCGTATCGGTACTCCAACTAAGGCGATTATTGCCGCTGGTATTCAAGCAGTAAACGCTTAGGTGGTGTGGGGCGAGGTGGTTCATCTTACAGTCACCTTTCTCTCCACCTCGCCCCTACTTTTACCTTGACAATATGAGATATTATGAGTAAGATTGATTATAAATTTAATGAAGCAGAACTGATTAAAGAGTTCAAAGATTATATCGATAGTACCTATACTGGTCACTATTCGAAAGACAAGTTTCAAGCGACCGAGTTTATTATAGACGGCGGTCATGGCACAGGTTTCTGTATCGGTAACGTACTAAAGTATGCACAACGATACGGCAAGAAGGGTATGGCGAGTGATGCCCGAAAAGATTTGATGAAGGTCTTACACTACGCACTAATACAATTGTATATACATGATGAGGATTTGTAATGAAAATATCTAAACAAACATTTGACGTTCTAAAGAACTTCAGTGAGATTAATGAGAACCTGCTCATCAAACCAGGTAACAAACTGCAGACTATTTCAGTAATGAAAAATGTTCTAGCAGAAGCGACCGTAGAAGAGACATTCGATAAAGAGTTTGCTATCTATGATTTGAACTCTCTATTAAGTGTATTGTCACTATATGAAAGTCCAGATGTCACACTCGGTGACGATTTCTTGACTGTATCACAAGGTAAGTCAAGTTCTAAGTTTTGGTATGCTGACCCTAGTCTTGTAGTGTCACCTACTAAAGCAATCACTATGCCGAGTGCTGAAGTGAAAGTTCGTATCACGCAATCAAACTATACTGATTTGCTTAAAGCATCGAACATCATGCAATTGCCTGATGTTGGTCTAGTATCAGATGGTGATACGATTAATCTAATTGCAACTGATAAGAAGAACCAAACTTCAAATCAGTTCAATGTTGAAGTAGCAGAGGGTACCGGTACTAAGTTCAACTTCTACTTCAAGCGTGAGAACTTGCGTATGATTCCCGGCGAGTATGACTTGATTATTTCTCAGAAGAATATTTCGCATTGGATTAATGCTAACAAGAATTTGCAATATTGGGTTGCTCTTGAAACTGATAGCAAATACGAAGGTTAACACAAGGGTATATGATGGATATTAAAAGTGACGAATTTCTGTGGGTTGAGAAATATCGACCTCAGAAAGTTCAAGATGCTATACTGCCAAAGCATCTAGAACAAACCTTTCTACAGTTTGTAGAAAGCGGTGAGATACCTAATCTACTACTCTGTGGTGGTGCCGGCATCGGCAAGACTACTGTAGCAAAAGCACTTTGCGAACAGATGGGTTACGATTGGATTATTCTCAACGGTTCAAGTGAGGGTGATATCGACACCTTACGAACTAAGATAGTAAACTTTGCTAGTACTGTGTCCTTCAGTGGCAAAGGTAAAGTTGTCATTTATGATGAGGCAGACTATTTGACAGCGGTGACGCAACCTGCTTTGCGTAACTTTATCGAAGAGTTTAGTAAGAATTGTCGTTTCATCTTCACTTGTAATTATGAGAACAAGATTATTCCAGCATTGCATAGTCGATGTTCAGTAATCAAGTTCAACATACCAAAAGATGAGAGACCTCAACTGGCAGGTAGTTTCTTCAATCGCATTCAACAAATCTTAGATGCTGAAAATATTCAGTATGACAAAGGTTCAGTTGCAAGTGTAGTTGAGAAACACTTTCCTGACTTCAGACGTACTCTCAATGAACTACAAAAAATCTCTATCAGTGGTGCTATCAATAAAGATACTATTGGTAACACTGGCGATGTAGCAATCAAAACTGTTATTGATTTCTGCAAAAATAAAGACTTTCAAAAAATGCGAAAGTGGGTTGCAGATACCATACACACAACAGACGCACAAGATGTATATCGAACTGTTTATGACACTATGAATGAGCATATTCAAGCACCGAGCATACCTCTTGTAGTACTCAAGATTGCTGATTATCAGTATAAGAATGTTCATGTTGCTGACCAAGAAGTAAACATGGTTGCATTCTTTACTGAAGTTATGGTTGATTGTGAGTTCAAGTAATGCCGATACCTTATTTACATCATGAGTTATTTGAACTAAATGATGGTCTTCTATGCAAGAAGCATGTGATAGAAGGTATCGGTCCTATCGTAGTGATTGATAAGATGTACAAATATCCAAGTGATATTGAACTGATGCTAGACCAAGCATGGGTTCCATCTTTTCACTATGGTAGACATAGTGCAAATTACAAAGACTACTATGATTGCAGACACAATATTCAGATTTGCAAAACAGGTCATGCTAAAGAAAATGAAGTTCAACTTCTAATTAGAGATATGGCGAAGAACTATCTTGGGTATGAGTGTATTGATGAAGAACTTGATTATGCTTTCAATTGCTTTACATGGTTACATCCACCTGCAAGCAATGACATTCAGTCCATGCCGCATCAAGATAGTGCAGGTAAATCTCACATTGCATCTGTAACTTATTTCAATGATAATGAAAACCATGGCACTGCGTTTTATTCTTACTGTGATGCCAAACAAGATGAAGTTGTAGACATTCGATGTGACATATCGAAGAATGCAGAATTAGTTGAAGTGATTACAGGTAAGAAGAATAGAACTATTATCTATCCTAGTTGGTACTGGCATGGTGCATATATGGAAGACCACAGTGAATGGGTCGAGAACTGGAGATACAGTCAAGTATACTTCAATAGAGTGAAACCAGAGTTTAAGTTATGACAACACCATTTGATTATGTAAAAGCAATATCAACAACAAAAGAGAATATGATTGTTGATGATTTGACAGAAAGAGAATACAATCCATTCATCGTTAATCGTGCTTTGAGTATGGGTATTGATACTGTACTACAAGCAAACGAGATGAACCAGAGACACCACCTTAGTAAGAAGTTACAATTCGACTTTTTACTAAATAGTATAAGTAAGCGAAAGCGATTTGATAAATGGCAGAAGGCGGATAAGAGTGAAGACTTAGATTATGTTAAAGCATACTACAACTACTCATATCCTAAAGCAGTCTCCGCTTTATCAGTTCTTTCCCCTACTCAAATTGAAACTATAAAGAAAAAGATAGATAATAAAGGTGGAGTAAAATGAATGAGTGGTCAATTGAAAATATGGTCGAGGTACAACTATCTCAACCTGATGACTTTCTAAAAATTAGAGAGACACTTTCACGCATGGGTATTGCGTCAAAGAAAGATAGAAAATTATATCAGTCTTGTCATATCTTGCATAAGCAAGGTAGGTACTTTATTGTACACTTCAAAGAATTATTTGGACTAGATGGCAAGCAAACAAACTTTTCAACAGAAGATGAACAGCGTAGAAATACGATTGTAAAACTGTTGAATGATTGGGGACTAGTAACTGTTGTGAATGAAGCAAAGATTACACAACAAGCACCGTTGTCTCAAATCAAAGTAATCGCTTTCAAAGAGAAAAGCGAATGGGTTTTAGAAACAAAATATAACATAGGAAAGAAGCGAGTTGATGCGTAAAGTAATTTATGATAATTGGAATATGATTATGAATGCAGATGTTAATCCATTGCGACATATTCCAGATACAAATGTGAGACATATGGTACTTCAAGTCCTAGCATGGATGTGGTGTATTGTATTCAGCATGTACGTTGGTAGTTTTTGGGTAATGGGTGCAAGCATGATTGCACATGCTATTGTTCTCGGTGCGATTGTAGTAACAGTTGCAACTTTCGAAACTGCTAGACAGAATCCAAACTTCTTCAATAAGTTTCCGACATCGACACCAAGTCGTAGTAGACAATATATGTGGGTGAACGGACAAAAGGTAAAATTAGACGCACACGATAGGGGTGGCGAACACGAATAATTTTGCCATATTGATGCTTGTATTATGAAAAATAATGACTATATAATATGTATGAAGACGCCAAAGGTTGGGTCTTCATTTAACTAGTCTTGCTTAACAAGGAGGCGTAAAATGACTAATCTAACTAACCTTAGAAATGCTCTTCAGCATTTCGACACAAACCTTTTAACTCCATATGCAGTTGGTTTCGACCGACACTTTGATAGACTGTGGGATTATGCGGCACATCAAGCAGAGTCCACAGGTTATCCACCTTACAACATTCAGAAAACAGAAGATTACAAGTATGAAATCGAAATGGCACTTGCTGGTTTCGATAAGAAAGACCTTGATATCGAGTTTGCTGAAGGTGTTCTTACTGTAAAATCAGTGAAGGATAAAGAGAAAGGTGCAACTGATGAGCATACTATCTATAAAGGTATCTCACAAAGAAACTTTACTAGAAAGTTTACTCTTGCAGATGAAGTTGTAGTCAACTCTGCTAAAATGGAGAATGGTATGCTAAAGATTGAACTTGAGCGTATCGTTCCTGAAGAAAAGAAACCTCATAAAATTAAGGTTCAGTAATAAAGTGTCCTGGGTACAGACGGTAAACTGCCCATTTATTAGGAGTATATAATGAGTGAAAAACCGGTAAGAGATAAGTTAGAAAAGATGAACGTATCTAAAAATCATATTGAAGATGAAATTGCAAAATATCAAGTCGAACTTGAAAAGCGCAAACAAGGTATCACTAACGCACACAATACAAAAGTTCAACTAGAAGCAGAAGCGAATTCAATTCTCGGTTCTATTTCAGCATTGCGTAAACTTTTGATTGAAGAAATTGCCAATGAAAATATTTTCGAGGAAGTAAATGATGAGTGATGTGACAGTAATTAAAATGATTAACGGTGAGCAAATCATCGGCAAAGTGAAATCAGAAGATGCAGAAACAGTACAAGTTGAAAAACCTGTTATTGTTATGCTATCACCAAAAGCAGATGGTACTGGTGTTCAAGTTCAAATGGGTCCGTGGGATACATTTACTGATAAACCTATTGCTATCAATAAGCAAAGCATCATGTATGTTGCTGAACCAAACACAGAATTGTTAAACAGTTATAACACAAACTTTGGCAGTGGACTTGTTATGCCAAATAAAAAAATTGACACAAGCAAATTTCTAAAAGGGTAAAATACACTTTCAAGCGCATAAAACTGTTGACAAATCACACTTTATGGCGCATAATAGTGTGATAATAAATGATGAGGTAATATATTGAAGTTCTACACAAATGTACAGCAATGGGGTAACAACATTCTAGTACGAGGTGTAGGTAATGACGGTCAGCGTATCATGCAAAGATACAAAGACTTTTCGCCTACGCTATACTTGAAGTCACAGAAACCTACAAAGTTCAAGACTATTGAAGGTGAGTATGTTGATGAGTTCAAACCCGGTGGTGTGAAAGAAGCGAGAGAGTTTCTTGACCAGTATCGTGATGTAGAGAACTTCAAGATTTACGGTCAAACGCAATATCTCTATCAGTGGATATCTGACAACTTTGTTGATAGAGATGAGATTGAGTTTGATACAAGTCAAATATCTATTCTGTCACTTGATATTGAGACTGGTGCAGAGTATGGTTTCCCAAACATTGAAACTGCTAACGAACAAATCTTGCTCATCACTGTGCGAGATAGTTTGACTAAGAAGTTGACCACATGGGGTCTTCAAGAATATCACGGTAAAAACAAAGAAGTTGATTATAGATGTTTCACTGATGAGCGTGAACTATTAAGTGACTTCATTCAATTTCTCAATGAGTACAAACCAGATGTCATCACTGGTTGGAACAGTCGTTTCTTTGATATACCTTACATCGTAAATCGTATTGAAAGACTTCTTGGTGAAGAGAAAGTTCGTCTTATCTCACCTTGGAAGATTGTCAAAGGTAGTAAAGTCACTGTGCAAGGTAGAGAGCAACAGTATTATGATATCTTTGGTATCGCTGGCATTGACTATCTTGAACTGTTTCGTAAGTATCGTGGTATCGGTTATGAAAGTTTCGCACTAGGTCACATTGCAAATGTTGAACTTGGCGCAGAGAAACTTGACCACTCTGAATATCAATCTTTTGCAGACTTCTACAAGAATGACTGGACAAAGTTCGTAGACTATAATATTCGTGACGTTGAACTTGTTGCACAACTAGAAGACAAACTTGGTCTGATTGAATTGCAGTTGATGATGGCATATGACTTTCGTGTAAACTACGAAGATGTATTCTCTCAAGTTCGATGTTGGGATATGCTTGTGTACAATCACTTGCGTAGAAAAGGTATTGTGATTCCGCCTAAGAAAATGTCTCACAAAGATACAGCATATGCTGGTGCATATGTGAAAGACCCTACAGTAGGTCAGCATGATTGGGTACTATCATTTGACTTGAACTCACTCTACCCTCACTTGATTATGCAATATAATATCTCACCTGATACTATTGTTGATGAGCGTATTCAATGTTCGGTTGATGAACTACTTGAACAGAAACTTGATACGACACATTTACAAGCAAGCAATCTAACGATGGCGGCGAATGGTCAGTGTTTCAGAAAAGACTTTCAAGGGTTTCTGCCTGCGATGATGGAAGAACTATACGAGAGTAGAAAGTTTTACAAGAAGAAGATGCTTGATGCTGAACAAGAGTATCAAGTCACAAAGAATGAAGAACTACAAAAAGATATTGCACGATATGGTAACATTCAACTCGCAAAGAAAATTGCATTGAACTCTGCTTATGGTGCGCTAGGTAATCAGTACTTCAGATACTTTGATATTCGACAAGCAGAGGGTATTACATTATCTGGTCAGTTGTCGATTAGATGGATTGAAGAAGCGTTGAATAAATATTTCAACAAACTTCTAAAGACTGATGGAGAAAACTATGTCATTGCAAGCGATACGGATTCAGTTTACATTAATCTTAGTGGACTGGTTGATGAGGTGTTTGGCGAGAGAGCGAAACTACCAGAGAACGAGGGTGGCGTATCAAAAGCACGAATTGTTAAGTTCCTTGACCGAGTTGCTAATGAGAAGATTGAACCTTTTATCGATAAGAATTATCGAAATCTTGCTGACTATATGAATGCATATGCACAAAAGATGTTTATGAAGCGAGAAGTTATCGCTGACCGAGGCATCTGGACTGCGAAGAAAAGATATGTTTTGAATGTACACAACTCTGAAGGTGTGCAGTATTCAGAACCTAAACTCAAGATTATGGGTCTAGAAGTTGTCAAGTCTTCAACTCCTGCGCCTGTGCGTGTCATGCTAAAAGATGCTATTAAAGTTATTGTGAATGGTAGTAACGATGACTTACTTGAGTTTATAGATAAGACAAGAGAAGAATTCAATGCACTGCCACCAGAAGAGATTGCTTTTCCTCGTAGTGTGAATGGTGTTGAGAAGTACAAGTCTGATATCAAAGTATACACAAAGGGTACACCAATGCATGTGCGTGGTGCGCTTATGTATAATGAACTTGTAAAGAATAAGAAGATATCACAAAGATATCCACAAATAAAAGACGGTGAGAAAATCAAGTTTGTGCATCTCAAGATGCCAAACACTATCGGTGAGAATATCATTTCATTTCTTGGTACTCTTCCTGATGAGTTTGAATTGCATAAGTATATTGATTATGATATGCAGTTTACAAAAGCATTTCTTGAACCACTTAGGTTCATTGCAGAAAGCATAGGGTGGCAACTAGAAAAGATTGCTACTCTAGAAGAATTTTTCGGATAGGAGTTAAATATGTCAGAAAAACAAGCAGAACAACTGCTGAATGCAGTAAGAAAACATGCTGAAGGTCATATTGAAAAGCACAAAGCAAATGTGATGGTCTATATGAACCAAACAGTAGGTATCGGAGAACACTCAGATATCATCGAAACTATTGAACTTGAACTGGAACACATGGCGAAATATCATGACCAGATTGAGATGATTGATAGATATCTTGACCCTGCACATCCGTATGCAAAATTGCCTTGACAAATACATTTGTATAGTGTATAGTCATCAAAACACTGGAGATATAATATGAATAATTTTCTAAATGATATTGTCAAAGAGAGTAAGAACGAGTTTGCTGGCGTTGTCGCAGATGGCGTAGAAGCAGGTGACGTTCAAGGTTTCATTGACACTGGTTCATATGTCTTCAACGCACTATTAAGTGGTAGCATTTATGGAGGTCTTCCTGCGAACAAGATTACAGCGATTGCTGGTGAGTCCGCAACTGGTAAGACCTTCTTTGCACTTGGATTATGTAAGCATTTCTTAGATACTAATCCAGATGCAGGTGTTGTATATTTCGAAACTGAAAGTGCATTGACGAAAGATATGATTGATGAGCGTGGTATTGATACGAAGCGTATGGTCATGATGCCAGTAACAACTGTACAAGAATTTCGTACACAAGCAATTCGTATCATCGACAAATATCTAGAACAGAAAGAAGAAGATAGACAACCTATCATGTTTGTTCTAGACAGTCTAGGTATGCTATCGACAACGAAAGAAATCGAAGATACTGCAGATGGTAAAGAGACTAGAGACATGACAAGGTCGCAACTAGTTAAAGCGGCATTCAGAGTATTGACACTGAAACTAGGCAAAGCAAAAGTACCTATGATTGTTACTAATCACACTTACGACCAGATGGGCGTCATGTTCCCACAGAAAGTCATGGGCGGTGGTTCTGGTCTTCAGTATGCCGCATCTTCAATTGTATTCTTGTCTAAGAAAAAAGAAAAAGACGGCACAGAAGTTGTAGGTAACATTATTCACTGTAAACTGAACAAGTCACGATTGACTAAAGAAAACTCTATGGTCGATGTATCACTAAGATACAAAGGTGGTCTAAACAGATACTATGGTCTACTTGAACTAGCAGAAGATGCTGGTATCTTTAAGAAAGTCGCTACAAGATTTGAACTACCTGACGGGTCAAAGCGTTATGGTAAAGAAATCTTGCACAATCCAGAGCAGTTCTTCACAGAAGATATCATGAAGCAGTTAGATGAACATGCGAAAGAGAAGTTTAGTTATGGCGGTGAAATTTAGTTACGTTCACAAAGAAGATGTGATTGCAACAAGAATAACTGAGGGATATTATAAAGATATTGTATACCAAGTTGGTCGTATTCAGTTTGCTCAACCAGATGAGACTGGTCACAGAGCAATGCGATTTAAGTATCAAATCTTAGAAAACCCTAATGAAGTAGAAATACTAAATGATATCACAAGTATTATAGGTGATATCATTGTACAACAGATTGAAGAAAAAATAGAAAAAGGTGAAATGGTATATGCAAACGGCACGGATTGAAAGAACTATTCTATCGAACTTAATGAACAATGAAGACTATGCTAGAAATGTATTGCCATTTCTACAGTCTGACTACTTTCATGATGGTTCAGAAAAGTTAGTATTCAAAACAATCACTGATGCGTTTGATAAGTACAACAAACCACCAACTTCAGAACAACTCATAATCACTCTGAACGAAGCATACAATGTACCAGAACCAGAATTCAAATCATCTGTCGAGATTATCAATAGTCTAGATACGTCACATGCAGACGTAGAATGGTTGACAGATGCAACTGAAAAGTTTTGTAAAGACAAAGCAATCTACAATGCCGTAGCACAGGGTATTCAGATAATTGAAGGTAAAGACAAGAAGTTCACACCTGATGCTTTACCCTCTCTTTTATCTGATGCCCTATCCGTTTCGTTTGATAACCGAGTAGGTCATGACTATTTCGAACAGTCAACAGATAGATATGATTTCTATCACACAAAAGAAGAAAAGATACCTTTCAATCTCAAGTATTTTGACTTGATTACGAAAGGTGGTCTACCAAACAAAACACTCAATGTAGCACTAGCAGGTACTGGTGTAGGTAAGTCACTCTTTATGTGTCACCTCGCCGCTAACTTTCTAATGCATGGAAAGAATGTTTTGTACATCACATTAGAGATGGCAGAAGAACGTATTGCTGAACGTATCGATGCTAATCTGATGAACTTAGATATACAATCTCTAGAAGAGATGCCGAAGCAAATGTTCGATAAGAAGATTGCTTCAATTCAACGTGAGACACATGGTAAGTTGATAGTCAAAGAATATCCGACTGCATCTGCACACCGTGGTCATTTTGATGCGTTGCTCAACGAACTAGCACTGAAGAAGTCTTTCAAACCTGATGCTATCTTTATTGATTATCTCAATATCTGTGCATCACAAAGATTTCGTGCAGGTGCTAATATCAATTCATACACACTTGTTAAGTCGATTGCAGAAGAATTGCGTGGTCTTGCAGTAGAGCATAATGTGCCACTTATCTCTGCAACTCAAACGACAAGACAAGGTTTTTCAAGTACCGATATTGGTCTTGAAGATACTTCAGAAAGTTTTGGTCTACCAGCAACAGTAGACTTCATGTTTGCACTTATCTCAAATGAAGAACTAGAAGAACATAATCAAGTTCTAGTGAAGCAGTTGAAGAACAGATACAATGACCCTACAAAATACAAGCGTTTTGTATTGGGTATTGATAGAGCAAAGATGCAGTTGTACGATGTTGAGGACTCTGCACAAGAAGAACTTGTAGAGAACATGGTACCAAAATCTGTACCACAAGGGGTACAAGTAGTAGAAGCAAGTACGTTTGATAAGTTAAAGGAGCAACGAAATGAAAAAAAGTACAAAGACTTCTCGTCATTTAAGGTTTAAGTTAGTATTTGATGGTGAGAATAATGTGTGGACTGCACATGATGGTAAATATAAAGACATAATTGAACTGTCTTCAAACCGAAAAAAATCGCAAGATATAATCAATAATCTCAACTCTGGTGGTGCTTTCGAAGATTGGCAGATACCAAAACACCTACATAAAAGTTACGAAAAAGCATAAATACTAGTTGACAAGCACAATAAAGTATAGTACAATATAACTATACTGAGAAATGAGAGGTGTTTATGCTAGTTGTTGACGTTGTAGGGGGTAACAAGACACAGCGAAAAATCGCTGAGAATGTTATCTACCACATGCTCAAAAAGTTGATGCCACGAGTTCGTAGCATCGATATTGAGTGTCGCCTATGCAAAATGAACGATGATGCAGTCGGTTATGCTATGATGACTGACAATAGACGTACTTATCAGATAGATATATGTAAAGATTTAAGCATCAAAGATTTTGTTATGACAGTCTGTCATGAAATGGTTCATGTCAAGCAATATTTTCGTGGAGAGATGGATGACTGGAATGGCGTGACTGATGCACGTTGGAAAAGGTCAACTGTTCCTGCCAAAACTAAGTACTACGATTTACCGTGGGAAAAAGAAGCATATCAAATGCAAGCAAAATTAGCAAAGTCATGTTGGGATAAAGGGGTCTTCTAAGTGGCAAATCTCAGTGTCAATGAAATCACTAGAGAGAGTAAAGAGTATCGGTCAGAGTTGTTAGTCGAAAAAATATTTCTTGTAAGAGGAAAGACAAACAACTTCATGACAGATAATGGTTTGTTCTATGCTGATGAAATAAACATTCAAGGCGAACTCTACAAATACTCTCCACAATATTCAAATGAAGCACATACGCAAATGCTTGCAAGTAAGATACTTGCACTAAAAGGTCAGCGTAATGTGACGCTTGAGTTAAGCGGTAAAATGACAGGTAGTGATAGAAAAGTAACACTGCCTATTTCTAAGATTGAAAAGTCTGAAGAGTTTGGTGGTCAACCAGCAGGCGGCGCAAAAGAAAATAAAGGTCTGAAGTTTGAACGAGACTTTACAAATGCGATTGCTGAATTGCTAAGAGGTGAAGATACTGACCACCCAATGAAAGCACATGCAAAATATATCATTGACTTGACTTCAAAGAATATGAGGTCACCTGCAGTCAGTGTCGAACAACTTGGTGGCGCAAATGAAAGTAGACCATTTGGTTATAGTGGTGGTAAGATTGTAGTGATGCCGCCTCGACATCAAGACCATGGTGCTAAATTGACTGATGTAGATATCACACATGCAAACGGACAGAAGTCTCACTTATCACTCAAGCATGGTGGTACATTGACATTCGTTAATACTGGTGTCAAAGCAAGAGGCAAAGCATTTCCAGAAGAAGAAATTAAGACAGGTCAAGTGACTAACGTAATGGGTGTTAATCTTCTCAAGGCACTTGGTATTGATAACTCTAAGTTCTGTAATGTGTTCAACAACTATGGTTCTGCAGTAGCACTAAAAGAAAATAAAGTTGATGCTTCAAGAACTGTAGACAGACAGCAATTGAAAGCACTTATATCAACAGCAATCGGTTCAAACTATTACATGGTACATGGAAAAGAGAATGGGTCAGTAGACTTCTGGTTCATGGACCCTGCGAAAAATGATGCGATGGCAACTATCGTAGGTAACATCGAACTTATCTACGCCGGGAACGATGGTCGTGCAAAAAGAATAGATATGAAGTTTGGTAATTCGTACTTTGATTTCAAACTAAATATAAGAAACAAACAATCAGGTGTGTATCCATCTCATCTGATGATGGACTACAAGAGTAAATCTGGACTAAATAAGACAACGATTAGATGATACTGTTGCAAAAATACAACACTAGTGAAAAAAGTTTGCCATAAATGCATTTTAGTGTTGACAAATAGGGAAAGTATGGTATTATAGTACTATGTTAAGTTTTAAGAAACACACAGAAGAACTGTCAGAAAACCGCAATACGCATCTGACACATATCGAAGAAACCATCATTACTGATGGTTCTAGTGGTGCAGAGAATGCTATCAACTTCCTCAAAGAAGTTCGTAACATGCTATCAAGTAGTGTTCGCACTGGTGTAAATATCACTACTAAATGGGATGGCGCACCTGCTATTTTCTGTGGTATCGATCCGTCAGATGGTAAGTTCTTTGTTGCTACTAAGTCAGTATTTAATGTCAACCCTAAACTAAACAAAACAGTTGCAGACATTCGCAAGAACCACACTGGTGGTCTTGTTGAGAAGTTGACTGTAGCACTAAACGAATTATCAAAGTTAGGTATCAAAGGCGTCATACAAGGCGATATGATGTATACGAAATCTGACTTGCAAAAGAAAACAATTGATGGTGAAGATTACATTATCTTTCAACCTAACACTATTGTCTATGCGATACCTGCGAATGGACCTCTTGGTAAATTTGTACAAAAAACTAAGATGGGTATCATATTTCACACAGAATATAAAGGTCGCACATTAGACACTATGAAAGCATCATTTAATATAAATATTAGTAAGTTGAGAAAGCAGAAGACGGTCTGGTTCGATGATGCCTCATATAAAGATGTTTCAGGCACAGTTACACTGACTAAAGATGAAACCGAACTTCTCAATGGTTATATCGAACGGATTGAAAGTCTTCTACCTAAAGTGTCTAAGTACTTAGACCAGATGGCAGATAACTTTGATGAAAAGAACCAATTCGCTATCCCAACTAATTTTAAGGTTCATCTGAACTCGTATTTTAGAAGTACTGATGATTTACCTGATAGTAATACAATGGTTTCTGATTTCAAGAACTACTGGATTACTAAACTAGACAAGAAGATTGAGAGTGTAAAATCTGAAGCAGGTAAACAAAAGTATACTGAAATAAAGAAAGATGGACTAAATAAGATTGAACAGCAAACTGCAGACTTGCAGAATGCTACACAGTTATACAACTATATTATGGACGCTAAGAATGTATTGGTGCAGAAATTGTCAAAAGTTAAATCTATTGGGACATTTCTGAGAACAGATGATGGATTGAAGACCACAGAACCTGAGGGATTTGTGGCAGTGGACAGATTAAAAGGTAATGCAGTTAAACTTGTGAACCGTTTAGAGTTCAGTCGTGCTAACTTCACTGCCGCAAAAAATTGGGTGAAAAAATGACGTTAAAGTTTACAGACCTTCAGCAAAGACTGAAGGAAGCAAAAGAAAAGAAAATTGTATTCTCATTCGGCAGAATGAACCCGCCTACTATCGGGCATGAGAAACTCGTAAATAAAATCAAATCAGAAGCAAAGGCGAGAGGCGCAGATGCCCGTCTTTACTTGTCACATACAAGCAACAAAGAAAAAGACCCTCTGACATATAATGAAAAAGCAAAGTATGCTAAGAAAGCATTTGGTATTTTCAAAAAGTCAAGAGCAAGAACAATCATTGAAGTTGCAAAAGAATTAGAAGCAGACGGTTACACAGATATCACATTAGTATTTGGTGAAGACCGTGATGCTGAGATGGTCAATCTCATCAAAAGATATAACGGAAAAGATTTTAACTTCAACTCAATCAATTCAGTATCCGCTGGTAAGCGTGACCCGAATGCGAAAGGTGTTGAAGGTATCTCTGGTACTAAGTTGCGTGAACTCGCAAAGACTGGTAAACTTGATGTGTTTAAGCAAGCACTTGCATCTAAACTATCAGACAGAGAAAAGACTGCAATTTACAATCAAATTCGCAAAGTATATTCTATCAGTGATGATGTTATGTTTGATAGAGATGAACTCCGTGAAGCATATCTCATGGGTGAGTTCTTCAACGTAGGCGATATCGTCTATGACATGAATGAAGAAACAGAATACGAAATCATTGAGCAAGGTCCTAACTTTGTGTATTGTCAAGGAGAAGATGGTAATGTTTATACAAAGTGGTTGTCTGACCTATCCGAGAAGAAAAAGAAAGATGACGAAGATAGATCCACTGTCCGACAAGACAAAGATATCGGAGATAAGTCCGGTACTCAACCAGCAAAATACTATAAGGGAATCAAGTCCAAGTCTACCAAATCTGCCAGAGATGCACATTTCAAGAAAGGTGCAAAGAAATCAGATGACGACCCAAGTGCTTACGAACCAGCACCTGGAGATGCGACAGCGACTACAAAACCTTCAAAGCACACAAAGAAATTCAAGCAGATGTTTGGAGAAGATGCTCCAAATACAAAAGATGCGATGGCACGATACAAGTCAGGTAAAGCAGGATTCACAGATATAGCACATCTTAAAGCAAAAGGACTTATTCCAAGAGCGGATGGCACGAAAAGAAAATCTGACAAATACGAAGCATATGAAATAGGTAAAGACTATGCTGACCATACGAAAGAGGTAACGCCCGGACAATCTGTAGGTGAGAAGACATATTTGAGAAGACATAAAACACTAAAGAACTTAAAAGTTCCTGTGACCAAAAAGTCAGGTAGAATTATTAATAAAGGTGACAAACCATTCAAAGATGAGTTTGAAATAGATGAACGAACACTGACACCTGCAGAAAAAAAGAAGATGAAGAAGTATGAAAAAGATATAGACAAGCAAGACTTCATCGACAGATATGGTGATGAGGGTGAATCCATCTATTATGCTACTCTTACTAAGATGGCGAAGAAGAACGAAGATTTTTCGTATATCTCACATGACGAAGAAGATGAATTGCGTGATGAATGGAATATCGATATCTTTTTAGAAGAAGAAGTAGATATCGACAATGATGAAGAACTTGCGACAGATTTAGAAGGTGTCATCGATGGTTATGATGAACTAGAAGATGTAGAAGATATCTATCCAGACCTAGACAATGATGGTGACCATGACGATGAAGACTGGTCAAACATGTCTAGTGATGATGGTATGCAGAGAACAGTCATTGACGATAATTATGATTGGGTCGATGAAGTATTGACACCAGCGCAGAGATTTAAGCGTAGTCAGCAAATGCGTAGACTGAAAGGTAAGATTGCAAGAGCAAGAAAGATTGCATTGCGTAGACCGTCTTCACCTGAGAAGTTGCAGAAGAGGGCGCAACGTCATGCAAGAAATCTGATGCGTAAGAGATACATCAAAGGAAAGAATTATAACGATTTGAGTTTTGCAGAAAAGCAAGCAATCGAAAAAAGACTGCAAGGTAAAGGTGCATTGATTAATCGTATTGCGATGAGACTAAGACCAAAACTCAAGAAATTAGAACAAGAGCGTCTAAAGAGTATGAACAAACAAGAGTCCAGACTGATAGAAAGTAATATCTATCGTGTGGGTTCTGAAATGTACTATGAAACATTCAATGACTGGAAGAAAACAATAGACAGAACTAACTTAGATTACTTTGATAAAGAATTACTAGAGACTGACATTGGTTCATTTGCAATGTACGAAGGTAATCATGTACCACTTGATTGTCCTATGATTGAAGAAGAAAAGCAACCTGAGTTGAATAAACCTAAAGCAGGTGGACCTAAGAAGTATTATGTGTATGTGAAAGACCCATCATCTGGCAACATCAAAAAAGTCAGTTGGGGTGACACTACTGGTTTGAAAATTAAACTCAATGATCCAGAAGCAAGAAAATCATTTTCTGCTAGACATAATTGTCCAGCAAAGAAAGATAAAACAAAACCTGGTTATTGGGCGTGTAGAATGCCTTATTATGCAAAACAGTTAGGATTATCTGGTGGCGGAAACTTCTTCTGGTAATCCATATACTGATAGAGGCGATGAACGTATTTTCAGCGAAGATGTTGAAGATGCAGAGTTGATTTGGCATAGGGATAAATACAATAGAGAGATAACAATTCTTGAAGGTGTAGATTGGCAGTTACAATTAGATAATGAATTACCAGTGACACTTGAGAGAGGAAGAATTTATAAGATACCTGCAATGCAGTATCATAGAGTAATAAAAGGAAAAGGAAATCTTAAAATAAAGATTTGGGAAGAGCGATGACACATTACAGAAAAACAATGGCACAAGTACTAGAAGAAGTATCTCAAGTTGAAGCAAACTTAGAAGAGAAATTGCTTGATGAGAATGATGCCGCACTAAAGAAGAAAGCAGAAAAATCTGGTATGCCACTTGGTATATTGAAGCAAGTATTTAAGCGAGGCGTTGCCGCATGGAAGGGTGGTCATAGACCAGGAACAAACCCACAGCAATGGGGACTCGCAAGAGTAAATTCTTTCGTGACCAAATCGTCAGGTACATGGGGTAAAGCAGATGCAGACCTTGCCGCTAAAGTCAGAGGCAAGAGTGAAGAGTTTGTAAAAGAAGACGGACACACTGATGTAGCATCTGCAAAAAATCAAGTACAGATTGCTATGTCTGCACTACAAAAGATGCAAACTGAACTAGATAAATTAAGTGATGAAGACGAACTACCTACTTGGTGGACTAATAAAGTCGCAGTAGCAGTAGATAAACTAGATGGTTCTGCGGATTATCTAGACACTAAAGTAGAAACAAAGGAGAGCAAATAATGTTTGGATTAGGAATCAATAATCCGTTCAATCTGAAAGAAAGAAGTAGAGAAGAAATTGATAGCACTAAAACTGAAGACCAAAGTGCATATCAGAAGTTCTTTGCTAAAGAGTTAAAAAAGCGTGGCGTTAAGTCACCTTCAGAATTGTCAGACGGAGATAAGAAGAAATTTTTTGACTACATTGATGCTAATTGGAAAGGCGATAAAGAATCCGACTAAGGGTTCACTCGCACGAAAGTTAGAACGATGGCAAAGCAATTTACAAGGGACGATGTTCCCAAGGTAGAGGATTTGTGGTTTAATTTTATTAAAAAAGTTCGTGATTTAGGTCTTGACTTTTGTGATAAAGATGTTAGTATACAACTGAAGTTGAAAGATACACCAGACCATGAGATAACAAATCGATTGGAACTGATATTTGTAGATGCTAACAGAGAAACGACTATGAAAGTCACGCATAACGTAAAAGAAAAACCAAAAGAAGAAGATGAATAAATGACTATAACACTAAAACAATTTGAACAAAGAGGACAAGCGAAAATATTTTTAGATATGGATGGAGTTCTTTGTGATTTTATCAAAGGCGTAAAAGATACGACAGGTGAAGATTTTACATCACCAGATATTTCTAAAGGCGCAAAAGGTAAAATCAAAGCACAGATTGAGAAGAACCCATCGTTTTGGCACACTCTTGATTGGATGCCAGGCGGTAAAGAATTGTTCAGATATGTAAAGTCAAGTCATCCTTATATTCTCTCTGCCTATGCAAATTGGGATAAGAATTGTAAAGATGGTAAGAAGTCTTGGATAAAAAGACATCTTATGATGCCGAAGCAACGCATAAATCTTGTATTGAGACAAGAAAAGAAAGATTATGCGGTGACTGATGGTGTACAAAACATATTGATTGATGATTACATCAAAAATATTAGAGAATGGGAAGCGGCAGGTGGCATCGGTATATGGCACACTGACGCAAGGAAAACTATAAATACTTTGAAGAAACACGGTTTCTGATAAAAAAATTAAAGGAGAAAATACTATGTCTTCATGGGGCGCAACAGATGCAGACGAAGCAAAACCTAAGTTTTTGACTACTGCAAAGAAAAGCGATACTTACGCAACTCCAAAAGGTTGGGTATATCGTGACCCTAATACGGGTCTAGAAGAAGTTATTGTTGCTATTGGCGGACTGTCAGGTAAAGTTAATGTAGCAGATGTTACTGCAGTTGAATTTATCACAGATACTATTGTCAATGGCACAGCAACAATTACAGTTGATGTAACATTCAACGAAGCAGTGACCGTAACTGGTTCACCACAAATTACAGTTGCTAACGGCAACCAGTCTGGTGATGGTGATGGAAACTATACGTTGACTTATACAGCAACAGGTTCAACACCGAACGTAAAAAGATTTACAGCGGCATCACAAACAGTATCAACAGGTGACGTATTGACATTTGGTGGTTCTGGTTCAGCGGCAATCGCTCTGAACAGTGGTACTCTGAAAGATACAGCAGGCGACAGAGTTGGTTCAATCGCTGGTGGTACAGTCACTACTGGTGGCACTACATTCCCAACTGCTACAATCGACAACACTGTAACAACAAATATCAGTAACGCATCTATCGGTGCCGTAACTGCTAAAGTTGCTTCAGTTGAAGTTGCCGCTGGTGGTTCAGGTCACGCAGTAGGCGATGTATTGACTATTGCAAACTCTTTCGGTACAGGTACTAATGCAACATTCACAGTAGCAACTGTAAACTCTGGTGCTGTTACTGGTCTTACTATCACTAACGATGGTGCATACACTGCACTAGCAAGTGGTGTGACTGGTATCGCAACGCAGTCTACAACTGGTTCTGGTACAGGTGCAACATTTAATGTAACACTTGCAGTAGAAAGTGTAGCAGTGAGTGGAGCAGGTTCTGGATACACCGGCAAACCTACTGTTTCAGTAGCAGGTACTGGTCTTGACCAGGAAGATTGTACTGTAACAATGACAGGTGGTGATGTATCAAGAGTAACAACTGGTGCAACTGCACAGACTGTAACCGTTACAGCATCTTAATAATTTGGGCGCCATTGAAGTTGCGCCCACCTAGAAAAGTCTATGTCTTGTAACAAAGCATAGAGTGAATAAACTGCAAAATAGGAGACTAATATGGCAGACCAAAAAATAAGTGAATTGACCGCCGCAAGTTCAGGTGCATCCGCCGACTTGCTTCACATCGTACAAGGTGGTTCGAACAAAAAACTAACAGTGCAAAATCTGTTAGAGAATATCGCAGGCAACATCAAACTAGATGGTTATCTTGCATTTGATGGAACTGCAGAAGCAATCACGGCGGCGGGTTCAACTGCCGCTGTCAGTGTAACAACAGCAATCACTAACATTACATCAACTGCGGCAACAATTTCAGGTAATGCATTGACGCTTGCTGATGGTGTACAAGGACAAATTAAAAATATCACTCTCATTACAGATGGTGGTGATGTTCAAGTTAATCCTGCAAACTTTGCAAACGGATTATCTATCACCTTTGGAGATGCAGGTGATAATATCACATTGATGTTTAATAATTCGAAGTGGCAAATCTTGTCAAATACTGGTTGCACAATCGGAACATAATAAAGGGAGAGTGTAATGAAATCATTTAAGACACATCTCACCGAAAGCAAACTCGTATCAGTTCTTGAGATGAATGATGAGTTGTTCGATGCTTACATTGACAATCTATCAGACACAGAACTCAATGAACTTGAAGAAGGTATTGTAGGTGCAATCGGTCGAGGCGTAGCAAAAGTAGCAAAAGGTGCAGTAAATGTAGCGAAGAAAGCGGCAAACAGAATGTCGGTTTCTGGTCGTGCAGATGCCGCACAAGCGAAACTTGCTAAAATTCAGAAGAAGAAAGCAGACCGTGAGAGACTTGCGAAAGCAAAAGCAGATATCAAAACAGCAACAGCAAAACCAGCGGCACCTAAACCTGCCGCACCTGCTAAACCAAAAACTGAGAGTGTAAACATTGTAGATACAGTGAAAGCAATCATGGAAGATGGTTACTCACAAAACCCAACAGGAGATGGTACAGACTTATCATTGAATGATGTTAAGAATCCAGAAGTACTTGAACAGTTGAACGCACATGTTGGCATGATTGGTCAGCGTGAGTATATCAACCCTAAAGGTGCGTTGTTGCAATTGCAAGGTAAACTCGCAACAATCGGTCTGACATTTGATATCCCTGCAATGACTGAAGCGAAAGGTACTGTATCAGCACCTTTGACACAGTTTGGTGGTATCACAGGTAAGAGTGGCACAACTCCTATCGACCAATTTGATAACGAAAATCCTGCAGAGGGTTTGAACATTCAGTTTGACTATGAAAAGTTACCAACAGGATGTACCAAAGTCTACGCTAAAATCGTTTAATTCGCTATTATAAATTATTATATCATGAATGGTGAATTGACAGAAAAGAACTTCTTAGTCTATGCAATGAAGGCATATAATAATCCTCATTGCATGGACTTTGAAGAGTTTCAGGAAGACTTGAAACGCATTAAATATATTAAGAGACTGTTCAAGAAATATCTTGAGACTGGTCAGATGAGAGCAAGACTAGTGATAAACCACATGGTAGTCTTAAACAATGTATTTGGTCCTGAAGCAACAAAGAAGATGCTTTTATATAAAGTAGAAACTGATATGTTGCCTTGCTTGAAAACCTTTCTGGTATTCTTGAACTATATGAGAGATGATGAATTTGTCGATGTAGCATTGGATAATAACATAGTACAGGAATTAAGAAAAGAATGAGCAAATTAGTAGATAATCTTATTACCCTCAGAATGTTGAGATTGTTCACTGTCAAGTATGAAGATACCGAAGCATATAAACAAGGTATCATCAACGACAAAGGTGAACAACTTATCAAGATGAGAAACTTCACTACATCAAATCAGTCAAACGCATACACACTTCTTCATAGACTTGTGTTTAGATTGCGTGGGTTGCTAGAGAAGGTGCCATTTGTAAAGTCAAGACTTGCAAACTATGCCGCCGCTCTACTGCTTATTCGTGAGAAGATTGTAAAAGAGGAAGAGTTTTGGGAAACAGACGATGTGCTTCTAGAAAAACTAGATGCCGCAGAACACCGACCTGGATTTTATCTAGCAGAACAGCAAGTGAGAAAAGCGTGGGAGGATGCCGCCGCAAATTCTACAGGTCCAGCAGTAGCAGGAACAGGAGAAGATAGCGACACAGTTGTAGTTAAAAAGAAAAAGCGTAAGACTGCAATCTTCAAAGTTACACCTGAAGTGTTTGCTAGATTTTCAAAAGGTAAGAAGAAGTTTGAACGCTGGAACAAGTATCTAAACATAGAAGATGAAGCAGAAGCAAGCATCTATAGTTTCGCAAGAAAAAACCCACACGGTATGATTATTTTACAGTGTCAAGATACAGGAAATCAAAAAGGTATTCGCTACAACCCCAATGGTGGTGGTTCGTGGGGAAAGATACAAAGAAAGAATGCTTCATTAAGAGAGTTTATAGATGATAGGAATATTTAGTGGCGCAAAAGTAGTCATGATAGTCATGGTCCTCGCCGTTGCTGGTGGAGGACTTTATTATGTCAAGAAACTACAACATGAAAACGATTTGCTTAAAGTCAATCAAGTGAAACTTGAAGAAAGTATCACTGAACAAAAAGAAGTTATTGCGATGCAAAAGGAATCTTATGAAAAGATTATGGTTGCAAACAATGAACTATCTTCAAAAGTAAAAGAGTTGAATGGTGCGAAAGCAGAATTACAGAAAAAACTTTCAGACCATGACATCAACTATCTTGCAGTTCAAAAACCAGGATTAATAGAACGTATCGTAAATAAAGGTACAAAGGATGTGTTAAATGATATTGAAAATCTTACTGCTGAGTAGCGCAGTCTTGCTATCAGGTTGTGCGTTATTCAGTACACCTGTGAAGCAGATAGAGACAGTCAAAGTCGAAGTCAGTAAACCTGCTTTGAACTTACCTAATCCTGAACCTTTGAAATTGCGAGAGCAAAAGTTTATTGTTGTCACACAAGAAAATGCTGATAAGATTTTCGAAGAACTTGAAGCAAAAGGACAACCAGTCGCACTGTTCGCATTAACTGCCGACGGATACGAGGCACTTAGCATGAATATTGCAGACATAAAAACATATATGGGTACGCAAAAAGAAATAATAATACAGTACCGAGATTACTACGAGGGAGATAAGAAAGATGGAGATGATAATTGATTTAGCAGTCACTTGGTGGCAGTTCACTGTAGTTGGTATACTAATTATAATAGGTTTTATTATCAACCTGTTTGGTGTTGATAACGAAGAAGAAAGAATTGGTTTTGAATATAACGTCATGCCTCAACTAAGACCAATTCCAATACCGACAGCAGGTAAAGGTTTTTGGGGTGCAATCTGGATGTGGATAACAGGCACTCGCCATTGGGAAGTTGCTGATGATTGGTCATTTACTATCGAAGGTCAGAAGTATATCATACCGCAAGGTTTCAGATTTGATGGTGCATCTATTCCTAAGTTCTTACACACATGGTTATCACCTACAGGTGTTCTTCTCATGGGTGGACTTGTGCATGACTATGCTTACAAGTATGAAACTCTACTTAAATCTGGTCAGAAAGAAACAATGGGTAAGATTACTCAAAAACGTGCAGATGAGATATTTAGAGATATCAACATCGAACAGAATGGTTTTCATTTTCTAAACTACTTAGCATATTGGGCATTAAGACTTGGTGGTTTTGTCGCATGGAATGGACACAGAAAAAGAAATGAAACGCCCGAACTGAATAAATAATAATAAGGGCGATTATGACAGATAATATTCAAACAGAACTCGCAATAGTAAAGAAAGACATTGACCAACTTAACAAGGTCATTGGTAAACTCGACACGGCGATTGAAAAGTTATCTGAAGTAGCAACGTCAATTAATACTATGATAGCGGTGCAAGAGACAAGAATTGAACAAACAGAACAAAGCATAGGACATAATGTGGAAATAATTCATGAAAGAATAGAAAAGCACCGGGACGAGGTAACTGTGGAAATCGAAAAATCACATAGAGTGATTATGGATGAAATTCGCAAGTTAAGAGAGGACCAGCAACTTCATCATCAACTGGTGACAGAAAGACTAACTGCATTAGAACAATGGCGTTGGTTGATGATTGGTGGTGCGGCAGTTGTTGGTTATGTGCTGGCAAATATACCGTGGACAGACCTTTTTTAACTTGACATTATAAACTCACTAATGTATATTATGAAACATGTTGTTGACAGATTTAGATTATATTCATTCCATATCACACAAACTACGCAACTTTAAGAAGAAAAAAGACTACCTTTATAACTTCAGTTGTCCTGTTTGTGGCGATAGTCAAAAGAAAAAGACCAAAGCAAGAGGGTACTTGTATCGTGTCAAAGACATGATGCTTTACCGTTGCCATAACTGTGGTCTATCTACAACTTTCGGTAAATTACTAGAACGTGTCGATGCAGAAGTATATAAGAGATATGTACTCGCAAGATATAGTAGTGGAGAAAGTAAGCACACAATACATGATGAACCTGAGTATCAATCAGTCGTAATTAAAGAAACAACCCTCCTAGACACCGTTAAAACCGTTTCTAGACTATCTTCTGAGCATCCAGTACGAAAGTATATGCAGATGCGAAAGATACCTGAAGAGCGATGGGATGAACTAAGACTAGTCAACAAGTTTTACACTTTCGTCAACAGATTATTACCTAATAAGTTTCCTAATGTAGACCAAGACCACCCTAGACTTATTATACCTTTCTATGACAAGACTGGTAAACTGACAGGGTTTCAAGGTCGAGCATTCGGTAACGAGAAACCTAAGTACATCACTATCATGCTTGATGAGACTGCACCTAAACTTTATGGGTTAGATAAAGTCAATCTTACCGAAAAGATTTACGTTGTAGAGGGTCCTATCGATTCCATGTTTATAGATAATAGTATTGCTATGGCAGGTGCAGATGCGACTAAGTTACCTAGCAACGGTGACTATGTATTTGTGTATGATAATGAACCACGCAATCCTGAGATTGTAAAGCGTATGCAAAAGCATATTGACAATAACGATACTGTTGTGATATGGCCTGATAATGTCGGTGAAAAAGATATTAACGATATGATTATCGCAGGAAAAAGCAAGTTAGAGATATTAGACATTATAAGTAAAAGCACACATAAAAATCTAAGTGCAAAGATGAGGTTTACAGAATGGAAGAAGTGCGAGTAGACGATTATAGAATTAGTGTTGTAGATGATTTCATGCTACCTAATGAGTTAGTTGAATTGAGAAAAGACCTCAATCATTTTGACTGGAACGCATTTGAAACTGATATCTACAAAGGGCAAAGAGTTTTGTCTGGTATGATAGCAGACTTACCTGACAAGTGGAGAAACATGCTTGACGATAGAATAATTAGTCAAGCAAAAGCACTTGTTGATAAAGAGTATAGTATATTCAGAGGTTATCTGAATGCATGGAAATGTGATGATGTGAGTTTACCTCACCACGATGGTAATCACACAACATGCGTAGTATATTGCAATCGTGATTATAATGTAACATATGGCGGTGAAACTATATTTTATGATAATAACGAAGATGTGATTGGCGCAGTCTCGCCTAAACCAGGTCGAGCGGTGTTTTTCAATGGTTGGATGCTACACAAGGCAGGTTCTTTCAATCGCTTGTATCAGCATGACTATCGATATACACTCGCTTATAAATTAACAGTTGATGGCGATGAAGAGTATGCAATAAAGCATGGCGCAGAACTCGCTAATAGTTACGGAGAATAAATTATGTCAACATTACAACATGCAGTGAAAGCAGACCATATGTTTGATGAAACTAGAACTGAACCAAAACTAGTTTTCTATGATAATATGGTAAGTCAGATGGATACAGAATTGATTGATTTGTATGAGAAGTCTGATGAAGAAATTGTGGGTATATGTAAACAAGTTTTACAAGAAGTTTGTACTAACAATCCAGAGATGCGTAAATACATGAACGCAGATATTTTATATCCAACAGTACACACATACACTTATGATGATTATCCTACACCTTTTCACGCACCAGCAGACGGTTATGTAATTAGTGTTTGTTTTGCTAAAGCATGGTCAAAAAATTGGGGTGGAGAATATATCACATATCATGATACAGAACCAGAAGATGTAGTTGCATCGTTTCCAGGTAGAATATATGTATCGAAAGGTACACCATGGCAAAAGATTACACAACCAAATATTAAAGCAAAGCACCCGTTAGTATATTTACAATTTAGAATTAGATAAGGAGAGAACATGGTCAACGAAGATATTCATGTCATTAAAACTGATGGCAGAAAAGAAACTTTAGATGTTCGTAAAGTTCAGAAAATCACACAAGAAGCATGTGATGGTCTGCATGGTGTATCACCATCACAGGTCGAAATGAATTCTGGTATTCAGTTTTATGATGGCATTGAAACTTCAGACATTCAAAAAATTCTAGTGAAGTCTGCATCTGACTTGATTTCACTTGAAGCACCGAACTATGAATATGTCGCCGCACGACTATTGTTGTACGGACTACGAAAGAACGTGTTCGGTCACTTTGACTATCCTGACTTGCTTGACCATGTAAAGCATAATATCGACCGTGGTGTATATGATAAAGACTTATTAACTTATTATGATGCAGAAGAATGGCAAGCACTTAATAACATGCTCAATCATAAGCGTGACTTAAACTTTACATATGCTGGTCTTCAGCAAGTCGTAGACAAATATCTTGTGCAAGACCGAAGCAGTGGTGATATCTATGAAACACCGCAGTTTATGTACATGCTTATTGCCGCAACTTTGTTTGCACAGTATCCTAAAGTAACTAGAATGAACTATATCAAGAGGTATTATAATGCAATATCGACATTCAAGATTAACATCCCAACGCCGGTCATGGCAGGGGTTCGTACTCCCATCCGTCAGTTTGCTAGTTGTGTGCTTGTTGATGTTGATGATACTCTTAACTCTATTTTTAATTCTGATAGTGCTATCGGATATTATGTATCTCAACGAGCAGGTATTGGTATCAATGCAGGACGCATTAGAGGTATTAATTCAAAGATTAGAGGTGGAGAGGTACAACATACTGGTGTCATTCCATTCTTAAAGAAGTTTGAAAGCACAGTAAGATGTTGCACACAGAATGGTGTGCGTGGTGGTTCTGCTACAACTCACTTTCCAATCTGGCACAAAGAGATAGAAGATATCATTGTATTGAAGAACAACAAAGGTTCAGAAGATAATCGTGTTCGTAAACTTGACTACTCTATTCAGTTGTCGAAGTTGTTTTATGAGCGTTTTCTAAAGAACGAAGATATCACTCTGTTCTCACCTCATGATGTACCAGGTCTATATGACGCATTTGGTACAGAAGAGTTTGATGAGATGTACGAAAAGTATGAAAGAGCAACTAGCATACCGAAGAAGAAAGTAAGTGCTAGAGAACTTATCATCGACATGCTCAAAGAACGGGCAGAGACAGGTCGTATCTATCTGATGAACATTGACCATTGTAACAGTCACAGTTCATTCAAAGACAGAGTTTATATGTCTAATCTATGTCAAGAGATTACACTGCCTACTAAACCTATTCAGCATATCGATGATGAAGCAGGTGAGATTGCATTGTGTATTCTATCTGCAATCAATGTTGGTCAGTTGCGTGACACTGATGATTTAGAAGAGTTGTGCGATTTAGCAGTTCGTTCACTTGATGAGATTATAGACTATCAGAAGTATCCTGTACTCGCCGCTGAATTGTCAACAAAAGCAAGACGCAGTTTGGGAGTTGGATATATAGGTCTAGCACATTATCTTGCAAGACACAAAGTCAAATATGATGACCCGAAAGCATGGGAACTTGTAGATGAACTATCTGAGAGTTTTCAGTATTTCTTGCTGAAGGCATCTAACAAACTTGCACAAGAAAAAGGTAAGTGTGACTATTACAATAGAACAAAATACGCAGACGGTATTCTGCCTATCGACACTTACAAGAAAGAAGTAGATGAAATATGCAACAGGAAACTAAGTCGTGATTGGGTATCTCTTAGGGCAGACATCAAAGCATACGGTCTACGGAACTCTACATTGTCCGCACAGATGCCATCAGAGAGCAGTTCCGTTGTGTCAGGAGAAACAAACGGAATCGAACCTCCACGAGACTACTTGTCCGTTAAAAAGTCAAAGAAGGGGACTCTTAAACAAATTGTTCCGCAATATTCTACACTAAAGAATGCTTACACATTGCTATGGGATATGAATAGCAATGAGGGGTATATCAAAGTTGTAGCAATGATGCAAAAATATTTCGACCAAGCAATCAGTGGTAACTGGTCGTATAATCCAGAGAACTATGACAACAATGAAGTACCTGTGTCTGTTATGGCACAAGATTTGTTGACAACATATAAGTATGGGTGGAAGACATCTTACTATCAAAACACATACGATGGTAAGAAAGATGATGATGAACCAGCACACTCAATCGGGTGGCATGACAATCAACCAGAAACGCAACCTGCTACACTGCAGTCATCTGAAGATGATGAAATGTGTGATGCGTGTGCAATATAGGAGAAAGAAATGGCAAGCGTATTTAATCAGAATAAAGTAGACTTCACTAAGCAATCGATGTTCTTTGGTGAGGACCAAGGTATGCAGAGATACGATGAATTCAAGTATCCTATCTTTGATAAACTTACACAGAAGCAACTAGGTTTCTTTTGGAGACCAGAAGAGATATCTTTGCAGAAAGACAGAAACGACTATAATGAGTTGCGACCTGAGCAAAAGCATATCTTCACATCTAATCTGAAGTATCAGATTTTGCTTGATAGTGTTCAAGGTAGAGGTCCTGCACTAGCATTTTTACCTCACTGTTCGATACCAGAACTAGAAGGTTGTATCATCACATGGGACTTCATGGAGACAATTCACAGTCGCAGTTACACATATATGATTAAGAACTTGTACTCTGATCCAGCAGAAATTTTTGACACAGTGATTGATGATAAGCGTATCATGGAACGTGCAGATAGCATTACAAAGTGTTACGATGATTTCATGAACTATGCAAGAAAGTATGAAGTGACTGGTAAAGGGTCATCAAAAGAACTCAAGCGTAAATTGTGGCGAGCGTTAGTGACAGTGAATATTCTAGAGGGTATTCGTTTCTATGTGTCATTCGCATGTACGTTTGCATTCGGTGAGTTGAAACTGATGGAAGGTTCAGCAAAGATTATATCTTTCATTGCGAGAGATGAAAGTCAACATCTTGCTATCACACAGCATATCATTAAGAACTTCAAGAAAGGCGAGAATGATGAAGAAATGCTTGACGTTATCAAAGAAGAAGAAGAGTGGATGTATGAAGCATATCGTGATGCAGTAGACGAAGAAAAGCGTTGGGCGCAGTATCTATTCAAAGATGGTTCAATGATTGGACTAAATGAAAAGTTGCTGTCAGACTATGTTGAGTGGGTAGCAAACAAGCGTATGAAAGCGATTGGTCTTGACCCTATCTTCAGCATCAAACCAGGTGACAACCCACTACCGTGGACATTGCACTGGTTAAATAGTTCTGGACTACAGAACGCACCTCAAGAAACTGAAATCGAGTCCTATGTTATTGGAGGTATTAAGCAAGATGTGTCAGACGATACATTCAAAGACTTCAAACTGTAGGAGTTTCTATGAGAGGAAAAACTTTTTTCTGTACCCATTGTGATGCTGAGTTTAAGATATCACATAATATGGATGAAGATTATTATGAAGTGCAGACATGTCCTTTTTGTGGGGGCGAAGTAGAAGGTGAATTAGATTTTGAAGAGGACGAAGAATAATGGACTTAAAAGATTACAGTGAATTTGTTAGTACAGTAACATCTAATGAAAGTCAAAACTTGTCTAGTTTGACTAGAAGAATGTCTCTATTAGACATTGATGAAATGAACATACCATTGCTCTTAACAGGTGCAATGGGAATAAACAGTGAAGGAGGCGAATTTGCAGAAATCGTTAAGAAAGTATTATTTCAAGGTAAACCACTTGATGATGAGACAAAATATCATCTCAAGCGAGAACTTGGGGATATTATTTGGTATTGGGTTAATTCTTGCAGAGCGTTGGATATTGACCCTAACGAGGTAATTAAAGAGAACGTATTCAAACTAGAAAGTCGATATCCTGGCGGCAAGTTTGATACATATTTTAGCGAAAACAGGAAACAAGGAGACTTATAATGAAGTATATTTTGATTAGTGTGTTATTCGTACTTGGTGCGTGTAACTATGCAAATGCTGGCGTGATTGTCAGTGATGTAAGCAAAGAAGTGATTATGAAGAAACCATATCAAGTCGAAGTTTGCACAGATAGAACAGTATCAGGCGATAAGACAGGTGATACACTGAAAGGTGCAATCATCGGTGGTTTGATTGGTAACAACGTAACGAAGAACGTAGACAACGGTGCCGCAGTTGGTGCAGTTATTGGTGGTATTCTAGGTCACAACAATAGCAAAGCAGTAGGCGGTACAAGAAGAGTGTGTTCAGTAGAAACAAGATATGATGAAGAGAGACAGACAGTCTACAGTCATTCTATTGTGACATTTGAACACAACGGTAAACAGTATACACTAAGATTCCAGAAGTAGTATGTGGGATATTTGGTGCAAGACAATTGGGACCAAAGCATACGATGACAAGCGTAAGTCTGATATCGTAGCAGTATTAAGAACAGGTTGGGTAGTCATACATATTGTTGCATGTATGTTTATCATTGTCCACAATGGACATAATTTAGGGTATTGGTAATGTATGTAGGTATAGATTATTCACTAAGTAGTCCGGCGATGTGCATATCGTCAGATGATAAGTGTTCATTCTTTACCTGTAAGTTTTATTTCTTAACAAGCAAAAAGAAATATGAGGGTACATGGAACAACATCTATGGTGACCCTCATAAACCATGGGATAGCGCAGAAGAACGATATCACAACATTTCTAGTTGGGCGATGAGTTGCATGAGCAAGCAAGATGCTCAGTTTGGTCTACAAGCAATAGACCATGTTTTCATAGAAGATTATGCTATGGGTGCAAAAGGTCGTGTATTTCATATAGGTGAGAATGGTGGTGCTTTGAAGATGCGTTTATATCGCAATCAGATGAGTTATAGCACTATATCACCATCTGAAGTTAAGAAGTATGCTACAGGTAAAGGCAACGCAAATAAAGAAGCGATGTATGAAGCATTTCTTGAACAGCATAAATATGTGTTAGAACTAAAAGATATAATGGGACAAGATACGCTGGATTCGCCAGTGACAGACATTATCGATGCTTATTATATCTGTAAAGCAGGAATAGAACGCATATGACACTAGCAATAATTACTTTACTGTCGGCATTGTCTATATCATCAATCGCCGCACTATATTCATTACTAGGTCTTGCCGCTATCTTTAGTGCGGCAAAGATACCAGTTCTACTCATGGGTGGTGTACTAGAAGTAGGTAAACTAGTCACAGCATCATGGTTATATCAGAACTGGAAAAGAACACCAATACTACTCAAATCGTACCTATCTTTCGCAGTTATCGTACTGGTATTCATCACATCGATGGGTATCTTTGGATTTCTGTCAAAAGCACACTTAGACCAGACTATTGCGACAGGTGACAATACTGTTGTAATCGAAAGAATCCAGCAGAAAATTACAAGAGAAGTAACTACCATAGCAGATGCCACGAAAGTTATTGCACAGTTAGATGAAGCAGTGCAAATTCTCATGGACTATGACCGTATTCGTGGACCAGAGGGTGCTATTGCTGTTCGTCAATCACAGAAAGAAGAAAGAGCAGAGTTAGAAGCAGTCATCAATGAAGCGCAGAATAATATCGATGAGTTGGAAGGTGAGAAATTAGTATTAAGTAAAGAGCAGATTGCACTTGAAGCAGAGGTAGGACCTCTGAAGTATATCGCAGAACTGATATACGGTGATGAAGCAAAAGACCACTTTGATGAAGCAGTGAGATGGGTTATCTTACTGTTGATTTTTGTGTTTGACCCATTGGCAGTATTGCTATTAATC